TCTCCGCTGCGCACAGCAGCATTCTCGAAGCTGTCTTCACCAACGCCGAGGCGTTCGAAGCCAACCTCGACTACTACCTGGCTTCGCCCAGCGAAGTGGCGCTGGACTGCATCGAGCGCATTATGAAGGAGCGCCCATTGGCGCTCCTTGACGCGCCTCGGAAGATGTACTACGACAAGCGGAAGAAGGTCATAACACGCGAAGAGTTCGAGCCGACAGCGGCGCAGCGCGAGAAGCTCGACAGTGCGATTGCCTTCTGCACGCAAATTGGCTTCCCAATCGCGAGCTACGCCCTTCACTTCGCCGAACTTGGCCAGCGCATCGTGGCACTCGCCGAGGCCGGCGCGATTTGGCTATCCCCTCGCGCGCTCGCCGGCGACGAGGACGAGCTCGCCACCACGCTCATCGAAGAGTTCATCCATCTGCGCAACCGAGTAGACGACGCGACTCGCCGGATGCAAAATGTCCTCTTCGACGAGATCGTACGCCTTGGGCGACAAGTTGTCGCCCAACACGATGCTCCAGCCGAGTGGTCAGGTACTCGCTTCGATCCGCCCAACCTTTAACGACAAGATTCCATTCTGAGGGAGTATCTTCGATGGTCAAAACAGCGTGTTGGGCTGCTGCAGTAGCGATCAGTATAACTGCTATTGCGTGGTCATCCGCTCAGTTCAGTATAGAGGACGTGAAGCAACGCGCTTTCATGATGAAAGTTTGTACTGACGCCGGTGGAAGCTGGGTAAGTAACTGGCGCAATGAATGGAGTTGCGAGCAGCCAAACCGTAAGGACTGATCCATGCACTACCACAGTCCTTTGCGCCCCCGCTGGGCCGGCCAGGGCGCCTACGGCAAAGTAGTACGCGAAGATGGCGTCGCCTTGGGTGCTCTACCGTCGCTCTACCTCGACCCGCTCGAAGACGGCACCTGGGAGGTCATGGTTCAGCTGCAAGTTAGCATCGCGGCCTTCCGGCAGTTCACCACGCGAGTTAGCACGGCGGAACTGCACGACTTGCTCTTTGCTTGGCGCAGCGACCCGGAAGAGGTGCTGCGCAACACGTTCGGGTATGACTTCGCAGTGTGGAGCACGCCGCAGGCGGCACCTCGCGAGAAGAGCACAACGACACTGGAGGACCTAGGGCTATGATTCGCGCCATCGTAGTCTACTTGCCAGAAGATTGCCGTCACGGCCTGTGCGACTGCGCAAGCGCAGCAGCATGCCACTTCCCGCGTTGCACTAACTGCGACGAGCTAGTCGACGCGAATGGTAAGTGGATAGATGATAACGGATGGCATGGTGAGCACTGTTGCCAGTGCCCAGATTGCGGTGCACCGTTGCCGCCGTAGGCCCACATATGTAATTACATACGTGTGGCGCCCCTTTACAACCCACGCAACCCGTGATACTATCACGCCAATCGAAAGGACGCACCGCCATGCACCAACCCACTCCCACCCGCACCATCGAGCTTACCATCCACGGCATCACATTCGCTGCTCCGCAGCCCTTCGCGCAGGGCCACGTCTGCACCGAGGGCGAAGCGAGCGTTCTGAACGCGCAGTTCGCAGAGAACCTTCGCAACAACTTCGCGAAGCGTGTCAAGGCGTGGCAAGAAAGCAACCCTGGCGAAGATGCGGAGCATGATGGCGGATTGCACGCAGACTTTAAGCGCTACGCTGCATCCTACACCCTTGCGCCGCGCACCTCTGCCGACCCAATCGACCGCGCTGCGCATCGTATCGCCACTGACCTCGTTCGCGAGTCCCTCAACGCGAAGGGCATGAAGCAGAGCGACTTGGCCGACGGTCAGTTCGACGAGTTCGTCCGCAAGGTCGCGGCGCGCCCAGCAGTGCGCGATGAAGCCACTCGCCGCGTCGCCGCGACGAAGCACATCGTTTCGCAGACGCTCGATCTAGACGAGCTTGCATAGTGCACCCACTCGCGTTCCAGACAAAGTCTGGCGGCAACTCCGGCGCGTGGAACGAAGTCCACTCTGGCGACCATGTAATATGCCTGATATCTGGCCGCACAGGGGTGCTAGATGAGTGCTTGCACGACGGCGAGGCGTTAGTGACTTGGGATGACGGACAATTCGGCGTAGTGAAGTGGCATAACTTGGCGCCATCTTCAAAAGTTAAGGTTACCGGTAATAACTGGGAAGCAATCCGATAATGCCAGCTTCGCCGAACCCTGATTGCACCGAGCTCTTGTACCGCGCCCTTAGCGCGCCAATAGGCATTGCCGTGCAAGTAAGTGACGCAGCGCGCTGCAAAGCAGAGTTGTACAAGACTCGCACGCTGCTGTGCGACACCGCGCTCGCCGAGCTAAGCATTCGCACTAATCCACTTCTACCTAGCTCTGAACTCTGGCTAATGCGAGCTGGCGCAATTCCAAGCGACGTGAAGGGCGCGAAGCCACTCGGGAAGGCATCGCCTCAGCTAGAGCGCGAGGAAACGCGATGAAGCGAAGCGCAGACAACCTCGCCCGCAAGCACATTTGGGTCGACACTGACGACTGGCAGTGGTACGAGGAAACATTCGCGGGGAGGATGAAGATTAGCGAAGCCATTCGCCTCGTTATGCGCAAATATCGCCAGAGCGTGGAGGCGAAGGTTGGCGCGAGCGCGGCGCGGCCGCGAGCAGACCTAGCAGTAGGGGAGTAGCAAGTATGTGGGGTATGTCAGTTATGCACTGGGTCGTCGTCGCTGGTGTCGTCGCAGTGCTATTCGGCCGAAACAGGGTCAGCAGTGTTATGAAGGACCTGGGTGGCGGCATTCGCGAGTTCAAGAAGGGCATGTCCGAGGCGCTCGATGCCCCACGCATCGAGGACAAGCGAGAGGAGCGCGAAAGCGATGTTTGACACAACTCGCCGCAAGTTCCTAGTCGGCTCCCTCGCGTCGCTCTTCGCCGCACCGGCCATCGTGCGCGCTTCGTCGCTCAACCTCGCCGGCCTGCGCGGCGTGCGGTTTGACACGAGCGGCATAACCTACGACCAGAGCGACTCGCTCGCCTACGAGTACTGGGCCATCGGCCCCATGGGCCTCGCGAAGTACACGGCAAAACAGATAATGGACGCGCCGAAGGGCGTCTACCTGCCCTGGCTGCCTTCGGAACGCATGATCCACAGTTATGAGGATAAGCTGGTAGGGGGGCCTAATAGCTTCTTTCGCCCAGTGCGCGAGAACAAGTCCGGCCTAATGTTCGCACAGGATCAGAAGACAGCTGAACTCAAACTGCTAAATATCGCCGACTCCCTCGACCGCGACCCTGTAGTCGCAAAGCTTCGAAGCGAGCAAGACGACTTGCTTCGCAAGCTTCGCGATATGCCGCGCAACGAGGCGGAGAAGACGTTCGATCCCAACAACCACGAGGATCGAATGCGCGTCGTACGAGCGTCGCGAAGAATGCGAGAGCTAGCGTGGCGCAAGGAAGATGCGCAGAATGGCGAGCCTAGCGCATGAGCGATCGGGAAGAGCGCCGCAGGCGAGCGCAGATTGCGCGCAACTCGTTGCGAACGGAGAACGGCCTTGCCACTAATCGAATGCGAGACGTTGCTGCGCAAGTATCGCCATCTGCGAGTAGTGAACGGACTTCCTCGCACGCTCTGCCGACGGGTGTACTTGGAAGCGACCGCGCAGACTCGAAGTCGTCCACTATGCCCTGAGTGTAAGATCGCAGCGAGAGTCTACGTTGGTAACAATCAGAACGACTACGCTCCAACTCGCGAAGGGCAAGCTTCGGAAGGGGCGGAGCCTACTTGAGTTCACAACGTACATTAGCATTGGCGAAGCTGATGCGCTTCGCGAAAGGGCAAGCCTAGATGACCGAACCGTCTCCGCCCAAATCCGCCGCGATATCCGACAAGCCAACAGCGCCTTCGACACAAGACGCAACAAGTAGTGGCGCAGCGGCCTTGGCCACCGCAGACGCGCAGTCGCTCGAAGTGCTCTTCTCCCGCGACCCATTCGAGATGATCGTGGAGGACGAGAAGGGCGCACGGAACTTCGAAACTATCGTCGCCGCGCTGCGCCGCCAGCGAGCGGCCTGGAAGGCAGCAGAAGCCGCCGGCGCGACATCGGCGCGACGCAAGGCGGCGAAGGCCAAGGTCACTACGAGCCTAGCAGAGTTGGGCCTCGATGATTAGAAGATTTCTCTGCTGAATTGGATGGCATAGTTGGCACGCAGGTATTCCTGTGTACCATTCATGGAAGTACAACTGCAAGTACTGTGGCAAGTCAAAACTGGTACTCGACTGATGCAGACCTTCGAGACTAACAGCAGCTTCTCACGAGAAGTCCCAAACCTGCAACTTGCATGGGACTCAACCTCGTTGGGCTTACTAAAGGAGTGCCCGCGCAAATATCAGCTCGCCATTATTGAGGGCTACGAGCAGCGCGTTCGCAACGTACATCTCGCCTTCGGCATCTGGCTTCACGAAGCAAAGGAGCAGTACGACTCCGCGCGCGCTGACGATCTCAGCTACGAGGAAGCCGTCTTGCGTTCTGTCCGCCACATAATGTGCGCGACATGGAACAGCGAGCTTAAGCGGCCCTGGGCTTCCGACGACTCACACAAGAACCGCTTCACGCTCGTCCGCACAGTCGTCTGGTATCTCACAGAATACAAAGACGATCCAATTGAGACACTGCGGCTTGCAAATGGCAAGGCTGCGGTGGAGCTAAGCTTCTCCTTCGAGTCACCATTCATCGCCAATAGCGGTGAGAAGTTCCTAATCTGCGGTCACATGGACCGCTTCGGTAAGATCGGCACTCCCGCCTGGGTCTGCGATGTGAAGAGCACAAAGTATTCGCTCGACGAGCGCTACTTTGCGCAGTTTACCCCGCACAACCAGTTCACAATCTACACACTCGCCGCGCGAGTGGTGTATAGTATACCTGTGCAGGGGCTAATCGTCGACGCAGCGCAAGTCGCCGTGACTTTCTCGCGCTTTGAGCGTCGACAGGTCTATCGCGACGAGGCGCAGCTCGACGAGTGGCTACAGGGCTTCGGCGTGTACGTGAAACAGGCCGAGTACTACGCTCGAATGAACTATTGGCCGCTTAACGAAACTAGCTGCAATAAGTTTAGTGGCTGTCAGTTTCGTCAAGTCTGCTCGCACTCACCGGCTATTCGCCAAAAATGGCTTGATGCAGACTTCGTGAAACGCACCTGGGACCCACTGCGCACGCGAGGGGATATCTAGCTATGCCTATGATTGCGTTTTCTATCGGTTTAATTGGCTTTGGCCTCTCGGTTGTGTCGGGAGATCGGTGGGTAATTGCGCTAACTGGTGCTATGTTAGTTGTGAACGGCGCCATAACATGGGTGAATATGAGTATATGACTCGCCCGTTTCGTCCGACCACTACCCACGCTTCGCCGAAGCTACCTAGTACTGCCTTCGGCTTCGCCGACGCGCGCATTGGGCCAAACAAGGCGATGAGCGAAAAGGCTGCGCAGACTAGGCGCCAGCGCGGCTTGAAGGTCACACTGCCGCGCATTCGTTGCTTAGAAAAGCCAATAGAGAGCGAGGACTGAGTGGCGAATATTACTGCGCACCAGAGCGCGACAACCACGAAGCTCCTGCTGATCGGCCACTCCGGCAGCGGTAAAACCGGCGCTCTCGCCTCGCTCGCCGCAGCAGGCTACAAGCTGCGCATCTTGGACTTCGATAACGGCCTCGATATCCTTCGGAACTACGTTACGGACCCGAGTTCGCCATACGTGAAGGCAAACCCAAAGGTTGCAGAGAATATCGACTATGTGACTTGCACAGACAAGATGCGCAACGTCGCCGGCAACATAATGTGCGCGAAGGCCGAGGCGTGGCAGCGCGCAACGCAGATGTTAGTGCATTGGACTTACGAAGAGAAGCAAGCCGACGGCAGCGTGAAGAAAGTTGACCTGGGGAAGATCACCGAGTGGGGTGCAGACACCATCCTAGCGGTAGATAGCCTCAGCATGGCCGCCACGGCGGCACTTAACTTCCACTTGCAGATGAATGGGAAGCTTGGGCAAGCGAGGACGCAGAACGAAGCCCGGCGCGACATCGGCGCGACGCAAGGTCACCTCCGCAAAATGCTCGAGCTTCTCTACGACGACTCCATAAAGTGCAACACGATAGTGAACTCCCACATCACAATGGTGACAGAGAGTGGCCTGGGACCGCAGAGCGAGGAATTTAAGGAGCAAGGAAACGGTGAGGCACCTAAAGGCTTCCCCAGCGCCATTGGGCGTGCGCTCAGCCCCATTATCCCTCGTTTCTTCAACTCTGTGTTGTTCATTGACACCGCTGGGAGTGGAGCTTCGGCGAAGCATCGCATTTACACCCGTTCGCAGGGCGCGATACTCGTCAAAACGACCGCCCCGTTACGAGTAAGGCCGGACTACGACATCGCACAGGGGCTAGCAGAGTACTTCGCCGCTGTGCGCGAGTCGCCAAAGGTTCCGTCCTAAGACGGAGCATACGCAACTACCAACCAAATGGAGTCCCAACCAATGACAGTTGACTTCAAACAACTTCTCGCAAAACCCGTAGATGACGTAAAGCGCCCTCCCGCGCCACCTGCGGGGACCTACTACGGCACCATCGCGGCCTTCAAGTTCCAAGAGAGCGCTTGGACGAACAATGAAACTGGCGATAAGGACGCCCAGGTGCGCTACACGATCCGTAATATCGAGCCGGGCGAGGACATCCTCGCGAATGCGGAGTTGCTCGAAGGCATAGACCTCTCGAAACGTCAGTTCAACGCCGACTTGCCCCTGTCCGGCGGCAACGAGTGGGTTACGAAGACGTTCCTCGAAGCCCTCGGCATCGCGACGAGTGGCCGCGGTTGGGGGGAGTTGTGCCCCGAAGCCATTAACCACTCCGTTATGTTCGACGTCACCCACCGGCTGAACAAAACCGACCCAGCTGCGCCGCCGTTCACCGACGTGAGGAATCTTCGCAAGCGACCCGAGTAGTCGGGGCGTTCGCCCCGACGCGAGTGTGGTGCGGTTCAATTCCGCCTCGCTGGCCGAGATCTGGTGATTAATTAGGGTTCGAAGCCCTGCCTTGCAGAGGTCGCTGTACGCTGCTCGGATCATTGCCCGCATGGTGGCGGGGGCCAAGACGGCGGGAGGATTGTGGGGAAAACGCAACGCCTCCCGCCGTTCTTCGGCACTCGAAGCTTGAGGACTACGTGAATGCCTATTAGCGATGACTTCCTCCGCATTGACCTCGCCAGCGTGGTCGTACTTCGCGACGACCGCCAGCGCAGGAAGATATATGACGCTGAGGGCTACTTTGTTAACCACGATGGACTACTTGAGTCTGTCCGCCGGCATGGCGTCATACAGCCAATTATTATTAATCGCGAACTCGTGCTCGTCGCTGGTGAGCGACGGCTCGAAGCCTCGCGCTGCATCGGCCTCACGACCATCCCCGCGAGATTTGTCGAAGACCTGAGTGAGACCGAAGCGAAAGTACTAGAGCTAGAAGAAAACCTCCGCCGAGCGGACTTGCCGTGGCGCGACGAGGTACTCGCCATCGCCCAGCTTCACGAATTGTACAAGTCGGCTAAGCCAGACCAGACGCTAGCTGACACCGAGCGAGCCACTGGCTACACGCAGCTGATGTGCGCGCTTCGCGTAGCGCGGGACATCGACTCACCGCGCATTGCAAGTTGCACGCACCTGCGGCAGGCGTATAATGTGCTCGCTCGGGTGGATGAGCGGGCGACGGCGGACGCGGTTAACGACATTATTGACGCGGGCGCGGCGGTTTTCGCGGGCATCGGCGCCGGGGCACAGGACGCCGGTGGTTCGTCAAACGGCGCGGGCGGCGCCACGGGGGCGGGGTCGGCCGGAACGCACCACGGGGCCGCGCACGGCCACGCACAAACGCACATTCCCGCCGCTCAGCCCAGTGAGTCCATCGTGCTTGCGAAGTTCGCCGATTGGGCAGCGCAGTATACCGGGCCAAGCTTCAACCTCATACATTGCGACTTCCCCTACGGGATAGACGTATTCGCGGGGGCGATGTCTGGCCGCAACTCGCATACTACGTATAGCGACACGCAGGGCGAGTACATCGGATTGATCGAAGCACTCTGCGCAAACCTGCCTAAGCTCATGTCGCATAGCGCCCACCTAGTCTTCTGGTGCACAGCAGACATTGAAGTGCAGTGGCGCACTATTGAGCTATTTCGCAAACTCGCCCCATCGCTGATATTCCACCAGAAGCCACTAATCTGGCACAAAACGGACAATATTGGGATGCTGAGCGATCCGAAGCGCATCCCACGGCATGTGTACGAAACCGCGCTAGTTGCGAGCCAAGAAGACCGACTAATACTGCGTGCTGTGAGCGACACATACGGCGCCCCGACAGACAAGTCGCACCATCCAAGTACGAAGCCAGAACCTGTTCTGCGGCACTTCTTCCAAATGTATTGCGACGAGCACACACGGCTGCTCGACCCAACATGCGGCAGCGGTAGTGCGCTGCGGGCCGCCGAGAGCCTCGGAGCGAAATTCGTACTGGGCATTGAGAGTAACGAAGAGCACTACAAGGCCGCGCAAAGCGCGCTGCGGAACTTCCGAACACTCAGAAAGGTGACGAAATGAGAATTAACGTTTATACTGAGGAACTTCTGGCCAACTTTGGTCCGAATACGCCTAGTTGCGCAGAGATCGTGAAGACCGAGTACGTCTCCAGCCGAACTGGCGAGAAGATGGCAAACTATGGCCTGCGCATCTACTTCAAATCTCACCCAGACCTCCACTACGTTCCTCCACGGGACGACGACCGCTCCGCTGTCACCATTTGGTGCGGCTCGAGGGAGAAGAACGTCGTTAAGTTTTGGGACGATATAGCTACTGCACTACAACTTTCAACTCTTAAAAATTGGCGCGAGAAGACAGAAGCGCAGCAGGCCAGTACGGAGGCCGCAATTGCCAAAGGCGATTAACTTCATCTGCTTCTCCCTCCGTCTCGACCCAGACACCTATCTGGAGGTTCTTTCCTATGCAAAGCGACAGCGGCTTAACAAAACCGATGCCCTCCGCGAGCTCATCGACTTCGGAATTATTAGCGCAGCGGGGGACGACGCACGGCGACTTCACGGTCAACGCGCGCATCTCGCAGCGCCTCAAGGCCGTCATTCAGGAGGAACCAAACTGGCCCAAACTAGCTGCATATCAGCAAGAAGCAATCCACATGATCCTTCACAAGATCAGCCGAGCCGTTGCCGGCAACGCTGACTTTAAGGATCATTGGGACGACATAGCAGGCTACGCGAAGCTGGTATCCGACCGATGCACGTCGTAGCGCCTCCATTCGCCCATTCGTCCGGCCCACGTACTGCGAAGCTCGCCTTCGTCGCAGAGTGTTGGGGCGAGCAAGAAGACATGGCTGGGCGCCCGCTTGTCGGCAACGCGGGCCAGGAGTTCACGCGGTTGCTGTGCGAAGCGGGGATAGACCGCAGAGAGTGCTTTCTAACTAACACCATCGCCGCAAGGCCGCCAGATAACAAGTTCGAAGCACACTTCTGTTGCAAGAAGGGCGAGCTTCCGCCCAACTACGCCCTCCCGCCACTGTCGCAGGGCAACTATCTGAAGCCGGAGTACTGCGGGGAGCTAGATCGCCTATGCGAAGAACTATGCACGGTTCGGCCAAACCTCGTCGTAGCCCTCGGCGCAAAGGCCCTATGGGCGCTAAGCGGCAGCAGTGCCACAGGAGCTATGCGGGGAACAGTAGCTACTTCACGATTCGTATTGCACCAGGGCAATGGCTCGCACAGTCTAGCTACACAGAAGATACTAGCGACGTATCATCCTAGCTATCTATTCAAAGTATGGTCACATAGGCCAATCGTCCTAGCCGACTTGATGAAAGCGAAACGCGAAGCCGCCTTCCCCGAGGTCCGCCGCCCCGAACGCACCGTGCTAGTCCGCCCGACGATCGGCGAGATCGAAGAGTTCTACGAGTTTAACCTACGAGATGCCGCCTGCATCGCCGTGGATATTGAGACGAAGGCGGGGCAGATCAGCGATATTGGCTTCGCTCCCTCGCGCCGTAAGGCAATGGTAGTGACCTTTCTCGATCCGAAGAAGGCTGACGCGAGCTATTGGGAGTCGCCAGTACTTGAAGTCGCCGCGTGGAAGTGGGTGCAGAGGATACTCGCCTTGCCTTGCAAGAAGCTATTCCAGAACGGCGTCTTCGATATCTCGTACTTGATGAAACAGGGACTGAGAGTAGTGAACTGCGCAGACGACACGATGCTACTTCACCACAGCTACTATCCTGAGCTGCAGAAAAGCCTTGCGTTCCTCGGGTCCATCTATACGAGCGAGCCGGCGTGGAAGCTTATGGTTAGGCACAAGAAAGAAGAGTTGTTGAAGAAAGATGAGTAGGGATACGCAATGGTCGATGCATACGAACGTGAACAGCAAGCGCTACACAATCAGCAAAAGCGCGAGAGATTAGAACTCGCTGAAGCTAAGGCCAAGATAGCACGTCTGCGCGCGGCGCTCAAGCCATTCGCAGAGGTCTTTCGCGGTGAGCGGCTGAATGCAGGCCCAGTTGATTGGCAACAAGCAAGTGAAGTTTACACGAATACAGTACAATGAGCACTGAAGGCTGCCCCGCCGAATACGTATACCTCGCGTCGCCGTACTCGCACCACGACGCCGCGGTGCGTGCGCTTCGTTTCCTCGAAGCTGAGCGCTGTTCGCACTGGCTTCTTCTCCGTAGGAACTGGAATTACTCTCCGATTGTCTACTGCCACTTGATGGCCCAGAAGTTCGGCCTTCCGACTGACTTCGCCTATTGGCAGGACTTAAATCGCGCCATGCTAGTCTACAGTCGCGCGATGTACATACTGACGATTGATGGCTGGCGCAACAGCACGGGGATCGCCGGAGAGCGCGAGTTCGCGGAGGGCGAGGGGATACTAGTAAGGTATATCGAACCGTATCTCGACGCATATCAGATACTGGCGAAGCCGCCATGCTAGTTCGCACGCAAGACCTCAAGCAAGGCGAGGTGACAGAAGATAATTTGCAAATATATAACGGACTTGATTGCTGTATCACAATGGAGGTCTTCGAGGAGCTATCGACGCTCAGTAACGCCCCACCGCCTGTCTACGCCTTCTCTCGTGCCTTGCAAGCCCCGATACTCGAAATGTCCCTGCGCGGGTTTCGAATAGACGAGTATGAGAGACAAAGTAGTCTCGCCTCGCTGCGCGAGAAGCGCACAAAACTTAACTCCGCGTTACAGTTGCTCGCATACGCGGTATGGGATAAGCCACTTAACCCCAACGTCGGCGCGCACAAGCAGCAACAGGAGTTCTTCTACCGCCACATGCGGGTACCAGAAATTTGGTCCTCTCAAAAGGGCGAACGCAAGCTTCGCATGAACCGAGAAACGCTAGAGAAGATTGAGGTATATCTGTATGCCAGACCAATCGTTGCGTGTATCTTGGCAATTCGTGATCTCAACAAATCAATTGAATTCTTCGAAACTGAACTGGATTCTGATGGACGGTTCCGAACGAGTTACAATATCGGGGGAACTGAATCATGGCGGCTTTCATCCAGCAAATCCGCCACGGGAACTGGAGGCAATGCTCAAAATCTTAAACGAGATGATGATATTGCCAAAGGAGAGCTTAGTGTTAGGAAACCCTTCGTCGCCGACCAAGGAATGAAGCTATGCGTCTTAGATCTCGAACAGGCTGAGTCGAGGGAGGTTGGGCTGATCTTCGGAACACTTTTCAACGACTGGAGATTCCTCGACGCTTGTGAGCAAGGCGATTTACACACCACTACCGCGAGGCTAATATGGCCAGAGCTTGTCCACGACCGCAAATCTGCCGAGGCTCACTTCTATCGTCACTTTACATATCGCGACATGTCCAAGCGTGGCGGCCATCTCACAAGCTACATGGGCACTGCGTGGACTGCGGCGCGCAGTTTGAAGGTTCCATTGAAGCTAATGGAGATATTTCAATCAGCTTTTGCGACAGGACCAAAAGCTGCGTTTCCGAGTTTCCCAAGGTGGTGGCGATGGGTAGCACAGGAGTTGCAGACCAAGCATCAGATCACAAATTCGTTTGGCGTTACCCGGACGTTTTTTGGTCGTCCTAACGACGACACAACGCTTCGCGAAGCAATTGCGCACTCGCCTCAGAGCAGCACGGCAATGCGTACGAACCTCGCGCTGTGGCGCATTTGGCGATATCTCCCACACGTCCAATTGCTCGCACAGACACATGACAGCGTGACGTTTCAGTTTCGCGACCGCGATGACAATTACACAAAGGAAGTGCTGCGAGACGCTAGGGCGCTCATGAGCACGCCCTTGCACCTGCCAAATGGCCGCATCTTCGACGTTCCAAGCGACTGCAAAATCGGCTGGAACTGGGGAGCCTACGATGCGAAGTACAACCCGAATGGATTGCGCAAGTGGAAGGGCAGCGACGAGCGGAAGAGGCTAGATGGAGTGGATCGCATACTATGAAGAAGTGGACATATGAATTTGTTGAGCATGGTGGCTATGACTGCATGACCAGCGCATGGATTATTCGCGACGAGCTAGGCAATATAGTCTGCACGCTTGATTTAGCTGACTATGGGCAAGTTAACTGTGACTATGAGTTTCGCAGCGAAGAAGCAGAAGCGAACGCAAAGGAAATTGCAGGGCTACATCCATGAGAGTCCTCGTCTATGGCGGCCGCACCTTCGGCGACAAGGCTGCGCTCTACGCAAAGCTCGACGCCCTCCATGCCGCCCGGCGTATCACCTGTGTGATATCTGGTATGGCCGCGAGAGCAGACTCGCTCGCAGTCGGCTGGGCGTACGCGAATGGCGTGGACTTCGAATCGTACCATGCAGACTGGCGACTATACGGCAAGTCCGCCGGCGTAGTGCGTAATAAGAAGATGCTCTTCGAGGGCAAGCCAGACGTGGCAGTAGCCTTCCCTGGCGGGCGCGGCACAGCGGATATGACAATGCGAGTGCGCAAGGCAAACGTTGAGCTAATCGAGGTATCATGACAAAACTTTTATTAAAGTTGCCCGGCAAACTTGGCTTCATTTACCGTGAACTTGTGCATCTTGCGACTGAGGACGCAAAAGAACTTACTAAAGTTTCAATCGTCGGAACTCCAGCGTATTGGTTTGTAGACGAAAATAACAACTTTGCAATCTGGCCATTACCTAAGAATAACAAAGCTGAGATCGTAGTTGAGATCTCATATCCATCTCGGACTTGACTGAAATGTTATGGCGCAGGACTTTATTGACTCATTTCTATCCTACACGGAGCAAATCTCGTCTCCGTACATCTTCCGCCTCTGGGCCGGCATCGCTGGCGTCGCAGGGGCACTCGAGCGCCGTTGCTGGGTTAAGGCCCTTCCGCAACCAACCTACGCAAATCTGTTCGTACTACTAGTAGCTGCGCCGGGGATAGGCAAAGGAGTAATTGATGAGATCACTAGGATTTGGCGCCAAGTTAAGCGCCTTCATCTTGCTCCAGATAGCGTTACTAGCGCCAGTCTACTTGATAGTCTTCTTGAAGCCGACCGAAAGGTTGTGCATAATGGGAGTCTTGCCTTCGAGTATCACTCCCTCATCGTTCCAAGTGAAGAGTTTGGAGTTCTCGTCCCCTCTCACGATCTTGAGTTTCTCTCGCGACTCAACCGAATATTCACTAATCCTGACGTGCTCCGGGTCCGTCGAAAGTACCTTAAGGAGGAAGTAAGTATTGTGAACCCACAGATGACCATCCTCGCCGGCACGCAGCCAGGTTACCTCGGCTCGCTTCTTCCGGAGGAAGCATGGAGTATGGGCTTCACGCAGAGATTGCTGCTCATACACTCATCTCTCGGCGCCGACGTGGAGCTATTCGGCGACTATTCGTCGCGAGAAGGCGCTGAGCGGACCCTTGTCCGCTCAATGGAACAAATGTCCGTCGCAATGGGCCAGTTTCAGTGGGAGCCTTCCGCCGCGAAGGCGCTCTCGAAGTGGCACAGCGCCGGCGGCCCGCCGAAGCCAGAGCATCGGCGGCTCACGCACTATGTCAACAGACGCACGCAATTCATGTTAAAGCTGATGTTGATTTCGTCTGCCAGCCGTGGGGAGCTACCAATTATAACTGATTTCGATTACGAGCGAGCCCTTACGTGGCTTCTCGCCGCCGAGGCCTCGATGCCCGACGTGTTCCGCGAGATGGTGCAGAAGAGTGACGTTCATGTTATCAACGAACTAGTTCGCTTTGCGTGGCAATTGTACCTGCGTAGCAAGCATAAGCCAATTCATGAGGCGAGGTTACATGCGTTTCTTGCTGAGCGAGTGCCGAGCGAGAAGGTGCCACATATACTTGCGCTGGCGATACGAAGTGGTCATCTTGAACAAGACAAGAACGATGTGAAGTGCTACAAACCCAGGCCGAAGGACGAACTGCAATAACGGAGGAACGAAATGTTTGCAATACAAGTAGTAGATACGAGAAAAGTATTCGGCCCATTTACCTCAGCAGACGAGGCTGCAGTATGGGCTCAAGGCAAGATAATAAATGTATGGGTTATAATCTGGATACAAAAGCCAACGAAATGACCTTCGTAATGCGCTACGTAGTGCGCGAGGCCGGCTTTCGCAAGAAGCTAGTCGAAGCTCGCAAGCTTGCCGACGGCAGCGTGAACGAACTATTCGAGCCCATCGGCTACTTCGTCGTACTTGACCCAGGCGGCCTTGCGTTCCGCCTGGGCGACGAGGATGTGCACTTCACGAAGGGGGAAGCGGTAGAGTTGGTCCTGCGGCGGGCGCGCTAGTGACGAAGGGCACAAAGTCGCCCCACTCGCCATTCGCATCATCGGGGTCGGTATCCAGATTCGCAATAACCTGCGGAACGTGTTGGCGCAGCGCCCACTGGTTGCTCGCAAGGTACGTCCGCGACCCGGCCCAACCAAGGGAGCAGCTCAGCCAAGTTAAGTCGACGAGCGAACTCGCCTTCACACTCGCGCACACATATCCGCTACCGTACACACCGACGCGAAGCTTACTTCCGTCGAATGCCGAGCGAATGGCAGAGAAGTAAGGAAGGACTAGCTTGCGCACTTGCGCAGGCCCCGCGTCAGTATCGACTGCGAAGTACACACACGCGCCATCGGGCGCGCCGACTACTCTCGCGTACTTCGCGCAGAACTCCCCGTCGCGCTCACCTGCGCCAGCGGAGATGCCCCCATGGGCGAAGTCGCCCCAACCTTCGCACACAAGGCCAAGGCGAAGCCCCGCCTCGGCGAGTGCGCGTGCTTCTGGAGCTTTGATAGTCTTCTCCCCTTGCGGATTAATTGGCGAGATATAGCGAATGACACTCTCTATCCCATCTGCCTTGATATGAACGATCTGGTGCGTCGCATCATGGTTCGTATCGATTATCTTTGTCATCTCAGTCTCCTCATTGGTTCTCGTAGACGCCGGAGCCGCGCAGCTCCGCATTGTTGGCAAACGCCGCAGCAGCATTGTGCAAGCAATTTGTAGTAGTCGCCGCTGCGGCAAAGTGGCACATTCCGACAACTCCTGTGTTAACATCGAGAAAACCGATAGCCCCCGGCGAGTTCGTCGTATTCGGTAGAGTAAACGTGACTGGCGACGTGCACGTTCCGATGGCAGTTATCGTCAAGTCGAACTCAATATACGTAGTCTTACCGAGCGTCTTGGAGCGAGCGGAGTTTACCGTGAACGTTGCTGTGCCGCACGACGGCGATGGCGTAAACGCGCTCCATGCCGTCGCCACGTTCACCCCTGCAATTGATAGCGAGTTCCCCGACCCGGCGGTGTCATACGTCTTATTCGTTAGCGTATCGGTTGTTGCCCTCGCAACCAGCGTATCCGTGGCCGTAGGTAGCGTTAGAACTGAAGCGCCTAGCGCGCCCGCCGCCGGCTGTATCGTAAGTGTGCCAGACGTAGCGTTTGCAAACTTCACTAGCCCGGCGAGAGACCCGATGTTGCCCAGGCTAAGCTGCCCAGAGCCAGACAGCGAGGCATTCGGGAAGCTCAGAATACTGCCCGTCACGGTAACAGTAGACATGTTAAAGATATTAGCTACTGTCATCGTCTGGTTATTGAAGAATAAGTCGCCACTCGTGTCAATTGGTGGCTGCGTGAGAGTTGGCGAGCCAAGCGTGATTAGATGCTTGTATTGCCCGCCAGATGTCAGATTGTCCACCGCAATAGCGGTGTCGTAGGTCGACGCCTGCCCGGTGCTATCGTTCGTTATCTGCAAGCCAATGCGATTGGTCGCCGTCGCGCCGCTCGGAATAGCCGTTTCAATCTGCACACCTGTCAAGTTCGGCTCAGTCGCCCCACTCGCCAGCTGTGCTATCGCGTCGATACTCTCGAGAAATCCACTGGAGCTCGTCTGGTTTGAGAACGCATTCGCAGTTAGCGCGATCTGGTCGTGCCCCGTCGCATTCTGGTTATTCAGTATCTGCACTAGCGCGCCCATCGCATTCGTGCCAGTCGTAGCGCCATCGGACAACGACACCGACAGGCCGCGCGTCGAGGCATTCAGAAGGCCATTCGTAGTACCCGCAGTAGTCGGCCCGACGTTATTCGCCACGTTAATCGCGTTATACGCGAGCGGCCCAGTCGGCGTCCCACTCGCAGGGCTCGACTGCGTAACAACAACGCCCTGGTTAGTCGTATTCGCAGCAGGGTTAATGACAATGCCTGTCACGGTGACAATGCCAACCACCGAGTTATACGACGCAATAATATCTAGTAGCGTCTGCCGAGCGTTAAACGGGGTGATCGCGCCTGTGTTCTGATCTGGCCACAAAGAGTTAACCTCTGCCGCGAGAACAGATGGCGACTTCGCACTTCCCGTCTGCGCACGCACACTCGCAATAGTCGCGAGTAGTGCGGCGAGACAAATAGCAATTCTGCTTGTCTTGCTCATGGCTAGTTCGCATTCACCTTGTCTGTCCAGCCAGCGGCAAGTAGCGCCCCGCCAGCTCCATTCGATGTCCAGTAGATGTTCGTACTCTCAAGCATCATCTCAAGGGAGAACACCGAGTTCGTAACAGTAACTCCGCTATTCCCGTTACTGTCGAAAAACGGTACGTTCCCGCTTGCATTCTGCAAGCCCGCGTAGTTGTTGTTCGGCGCGAGTTGAATTGCGCTCGACGCGCCACCTTTCCACGCCCCAGTAACGACCAAGTTAATCCTCGTCGCAGTTGGCGGGACGAAGCTGCCCACAGCAACAGCGGCATAGCTCGGCACAGTTGCCGAGTACGTCCCTGCGGTGCCACTCGCCATCGCTGGTAGCGCCGGCACGTTAGTGCCCGTCGTTACAGTGTACTGTGTGTGGTTACCGAGCTGCGTAGTGCGCAGCAGATTACTACTGCCGTCTGTCCTCACCGCACCGAGGCGGCACTTATATGAATAGCCGTTTGGCATCGTAGGTGCAGTCGCGCTGAGCGACCCCAATACCGCCCCCGCGGAGCCGTTGTCGATAACCCATATATGATACCAGGTACTTGCGGCGATAGTGCCTGTGTCGAGCCCGTTGGCGCCATTCACCGTGAAGTTAACAGATGGCGTCCCAGGTATCCGCGAGATCGTCTGCCCGCCAGTGGTGATTGATGTAACTTGGTCCCCTCGAACATCCATTATGATGTTCGGACTCGTGGAGTCGTTTGTTATCTTCAAGCCAATTGCGCCGCAGAGCGTCTGCGGAGTCGTCGCAGCTTGCGAGTTCGGCAAGTTCAAGATGTGGAAGTTGCCCTGCGTCGCGCTATAGACTACGCTCACGACATTGCTGGGCGAACCCGCTACGATCTCGCCGCCGGTGAGCGCAACCGCGCCAGTGGAGGTATCCTTCACAACTGCAATTGCGCCGAAGGCACTCGGATTAAGCGTAGTCGCCCCGGTATTGCTCGACAGCGGAACGAATTGTATGACGCTGCCGTCAGTGCCGTTAAACCCCGCATCGACGACTGTGATCGCGTTTGGCGTGCCGACAGCTTGCCCGGCCCAGAAGACAGAGTTGCTAGCTGACGTATCCGTCGTCAGCTGGTCGTAGAGAAGCGTGCCAGTTGAGCTATCGCACTGCGTCGGTGGAGTCGTGCACTTGTAGACTTGCTGCCTATACGTCCCTACGCCATATATGATTGCTTCGCCATTTGCATCGAGAATGATCGGACAGGCATTGAGCGTAGCCTGCGCCGCGTCCTGCCAAGTGTTCTTGCAAACGCTCGTGTTGGGTGTGAACATGTAGACGCTGCCGCCCGCCGCCGGCACGCCATTGCCGTCGATAAATTGTTGCTTGCCGTTCGGCAGCAGAGTCGCCGCGTACGCGGCGACAGAAGTACACAGTAGCAGCGCAATCGTGGCCGATAGGCCGCAGGCCCACCTATGTAATTCCATACGTGGCCTCATCGCGTATTCGCCTCCCCACGCTTGTTCTCCAAATTCGCCCCGAGCACGGTTAGCGGGTTAACTCCACCAAGCCACGGGCGAGCCTTGCCCTGCGCAATGTCTAGCAAGTGTTGAGTGTAGAGTGGACTGCCAGTAACCTTCCCCGCAATCTTCCCTGTGCCAAGCGCAGTCGCACCGAGACTCGCCGCAGCGAGCGTAGATAACCCAGGATTACTCAGCGCAGTACTTCCCAACTCATGTGCCATCGGAACGTGTTCTAGCAGATGTTCGCCTACGAGCGTTCCTGCCGTGCCGACTGCGCCGCCGAGCGTCCCTGTCGTATACGGATGCGCGCCGGCAGTCGCAAGAATGCTATTCGACTTCGCCGGGCTCGCTTCTGGCTTGTAGATAAACTGCCCAGCCGTGCCGAGGTCTCCAAGCGCTCCAGCGTTCGCCGTGCTACCATATCGCTTGCGAATGGCCGCTTCAAGCTTCTGTGGATTGTAGTTAGCTGAGTCGCTCGCCCCTGGCTCAATCATCTTCGCAATCTTATAGCCTTGCTTCGCGTTACCGAAGTCAGCATAGTCTTGCGGATTGTCTCCCTTCGCAATAGTATCATGCCAAGCGTTATCTAGTATCTCGCGCATCCCGACGAGTGGCAAGTTTGGATCATCTGCACTGCCGCTTACGTAGGGGCGCAGCCCAGGGTTCTTCGCAGCAGTCTCCAGCAAACCACCCTTCCCGGTCCACCTCTGGTAAATGCTCCCCGCTAGCGGCCCATTTGCGAGATTTTGCTGCACGGGATCGTAAAGGGCAGAGTGGAACTTCGCATAGTCCTCATTCGACAGACCCAGCTTCGCTTGCTGATCTAGCGCAGCTAGCCCTGCGTTAAGCTTGCCTCCAATGGCGGGATCGCTAGCATCGACTGAGTACTTTGCCGCAATCCTTCCCATTGTGCTGCCGTTGAGCGACTTCGCCCTTTCCACCCAACTAGAGTTAATCTTATCCTCTGGCAAGTTCGCCCACGAGGAGAGCGCTCGGTCGAAGCCGCGCTGCACTGTCGGGTTATTGTTCATGTTGGTTAGTTGGTCGAGCGTAACAACTGGTTTTGCCGCGCCTGGCACCATACCTGCGCGAATAGGCACGCCCTGTCGAATAGCACTGCTAACTGCTCGCGCAACGTCTGGGTCAATGTGCGAGCCCAAGCCAAGTAGACTACTAGCTGGTCCTATGAGCCCCCCGGCGAGCGCACCTTCACCAGCTTGCGAAATAATGCTGCCCTGCCCCTGGTCGCTTTGCAGTGCTCCAGCTACGCCGCCTTCGACCGCACCGCGAGTCGCCTGCGATGCTACACGTAACCCAGCATTACTAAGTCCTCTTACTCCAACCCCACCAAAGCCACCTGCGCTACCACCCAGGAAGTTCAACGCTGGTACGATACGCGGCGCTGCCATAGCTAATCGCTCCGCTATCGGAGCGATGGCATAGTCCTGCCCTAGCGCCATCGCACCTGTCGCGCCAACCACGCCACCACCAATTTCTGACAAAAGCGCCCCAGTCGGACTACTCGCCTCGTATTGCTTCTGCAGAGCATTAAGTCTTGCGAGCCGCGTCGAGTAGTCGCTCATCACCCCCGTCCTTGCCTCTTCCGGCGTAGGGGAGAATGCAAGTCCGCGCTTACCAAGCCCAAATGTTAGCGCATCAGCAAAATTGCTACCAAAACCCCACTGACTTGGCGTAGTGCCTCGTGGAGCGTAGGTAACTTGTGGAGTAGAGGAAAACGCACTATTGACTAGCTCTTCGTCGCTCATAGGCGGCGGCAGTGGAGCAGCTGTTGACTGCGTGCCAAAGGCTGCATCAATTAAGTCTTTATCGTTCACGGAGCGCCTCCAGCAGGCGGCTCTGCCGAGCCAGTACTTAGCACCTTCGCGGTCTCTTTACTAACGAGTGGCCTCTTCGCAATCTCCTTGTTAAACCACGGTTCGAAGTCGACAAGTCGTTTCAAGCCTGGGAGTAGTTCTTTACCTTGATACTCCGGATCGCTTGCTCGTCGCGCAGCCTCAGTAACTAGCTGGCTGCGCGCAAGATTAATTGAGTTCTGATTTCGCATGAACGTGAACATCTTGTCGATGCCGCGCGGATCAGTATCCCAATTAGCGTTATTCTTGTTAAACGTCTGATACTCGATAAGTGGAATGCGTCCAACACCGGGCTTGTTCACCGACGCCATTAGTATGCTTGCAGCAAGTTGTGGTTGCAGTTTCGCATACACCGAAGCATCGCCAAGGTTACCCTGTGCAACCTTGTCTACAATAGGAGTGCTAAAGCCTAATCCCTGAGCGAGCTTTGCTGCCGCAATAAATGTATCCATGCCACCGCCAGTCTTGAAGCCTGACCGAGCCTTGTCTAGCTCATCCATAATGCGATTCAAGTTAGTCGAATCCGTTGCCGACTGATTCGCACTTGCGATGTACTTCGGCATCGCAGCAAGCTGTCCTGTAGTAACTGGACCGAGCGAGGTTGTAGCTTGCGGGCCAGCAGGCCCACCAGTATACGGAGCGCGGCTTGTTGCAGCCCCACTACCTAGTATTGATTCTCTTGGCGCTCCTACCATGCCACCCACAGGCGGAAGCGGTTGGCCAACTAGAGATTGTGTGGTTTTGCCAGACTGATCAATTGTAGTCGTGCCCGGCCCAGATGTCTGCGGCACAATTCCACCCGGCTGCAAGCCCGGCCCGCTCATAGGCGTACGCGTTCCAGTTAGCGCATTCTCCACGCCCACCTGCGCACCACCGCCGAAGTTCTGATTATACGTCTTAGTCGTGCGATCTAGCGTCTGCGCAGCGGTTTCCTGAGCAATTTGGAACTTGCTTAGTTGCTGGTGCGCCAGCTTCGGATCATACGGTGCGTCCAACTGCGGCGTGCCGTCCTTCGCCGTTGGCTTGCCAATCGTCGTCGCCCAACTAATCGCCGCTCCTGGCTCGCCTCCGGCATCTAGGTGCAATGCGTGCACGAGCGCAGCTACGCCCATCACCTCGTTCTGCGGAATCGCCCCGTCAGGATGCTTCGCCACAGCTGCGCCTGCGTAGCGGCCCAGCGCATCCGCGCGGCTCTGCGCATTCGCAAGGGACTTCCCAACTGTCTCCTGCTGTGTCAACTGCCTTTGAACCATCCCATTGATGATATCTGGCGCCATGAACGCTGTGTCTGGATGCGCGCTCAGCAAGACTGCAAACTTATTGTAGTCCATCTGCCCATCCGGCCCGATGCTTTGCTGTGCGAGTGGCCCCATCGCCTGGCGGGCACGAAATGTTTGCTGGAAGAGCGCGTTTGTGTTGAGCGCATTCTGCGTCGTCGCGAATTGCGACGCCATGCCGAGCAGATTACTCGGCTGCGGCTGCGTCGGGTAGAACGACGTGTCGATCTGAGCCATCTTACGCGCCTACGGTATCGCCTGCGCATCTAGCACATTGTAGCCGCCAGAACCAACGCCTGGGCCGCCAAAGTCTGCAGTATTCGCTCCTGCGAACGGATTCGCATTCCCGCCAATGCCGAGCTTTTGCAGCATACTCCACTGCATGTACTGGTTGAGCGCATTACTTGTACTGCCAGCTGCTCCGAGTACTCCCGCCGCCCCGGCGTTGCCAGCGCCGATGATATTGCTACCAATCTGCCCGCCCGTCGCTACGCCACCGCCCAGCAGCGACGACGCTGCACCACTTCCCACGTTAAGCTTCGCGAGTAGCGGAGTGAGCCAATTCTGGAACTGTTGTTGGAAAGTCGTGCTGGCGAGGCCCTCAGCATAGTTGGCTAGCCCCTTGCCCTCCACGCCGCTGTTCGCGAGTCCCATCGCGCTATTCGCATTCGTAGTCGCCTTCAGCCCCTGGTCCAGCGTGAATTGGTAGCCGGGCGTATTTGCAAGGTCTGTTCCAGTGAAGCCCTTCGCAAGCTGCGCACCAGCCTCAGTGCCCATTTGCGAGAACGGCATCACCGCGTTCGCACCCTGATTGAACATCGAGAGTTGCGCATTTGTGGCGTTTTGCGCAGCTTTGCTCTGCTGACTCGCGCCGAAGAGCGAAGCGCCAGCGCCCAACGCTCCAGCACCAAATACCGCAGATGCTACTGGAGCTGCTGCTATTGCTGATGCTACCCACATTTCGGTGGCTCCAGTGGAAGAACTAGTTGTCTTGCCTTTGCAACATGTCGGAGGAACTCGTCCTCCGTCTGAGCAATGAATAGCCGCTCGATCGCCTCAACGTCTGTCTCATTTGTCCCGTGGCAGCCGGCCCAAATGGTGTCCTCGTGAGCGAAGCCGATCTTCTTGCTCCCTGCTGGCGAAACGCAGATAAACGGCGCAACGATTCGTCGCACTTCGTTGCCAAGCAGCACGGAGATATCGCCCTTCAGCATAATATTCAAGATTGGCTGCTTATGTATCTTGCCAGTCAGAAGGCAGCCCTTCGGAATGTGCAATACCCTCGTGTAGATGCCCGGCGAAATGAAGTGCTCAGTCAACAACTCTAGCTGCTCATGCTTCCTCATCTCGTGCTCAAATGCGAGCAACTTATCAATAGTTGTAATCTGCGACATGAGAGCTAGTGCGTCGGACATCGTGCTACTCTCGTACTGAGCAATTATGGAGTCTAGTCTTGCATTGCATGGGCACATCACAACATCGGCCCCGTGGGTTGTTTGGTGGTGTTCGTCGCCAAACTACGCGAACGTCATCGTTCGCAGCTGACTCGCCGTTTGCCAGAAGAATATTTGGCACTTCCCACTCGGCAGGGGGAAGGCTACATTCGCGCCGAGTGCGTTAATCTGCGCTCCTGCGGGCGGATAGACATTCGTATTGCTTCCCCCCACGTTGAACACCACCGTGAATTGCCCCGCCTGTTGCGCAGCACAGACTACGCCGCCGCCAGAGCCGTTCACGAAGGCCACGCCCGGCAGCAACTGCGTCGCATTCGCCTGCGCGTTGCCGGTATCATTCGTCACCTGCGGTACTAGTGAGGGCGCCCCTGTCCCACCGCCCGTTCGGGCGAATAGCGTGCGGAAGAGCAAGTACCACGGCGTAGTCATCTGCGTAGCCTCGCCCGCACCATTATCCTGCACGAGCGGGCTTTGCAGCGGTGGGAACGCAACGGTGTTGCCTACTACGGGGTTTGTCATTGCGCTAGGTCCCCGCCGGTTCTGGCATAATCCACGCGCCCATCAGCGCGGTGTCAACCGGCGTGGCCCAGAAGAGCTCGAAGACTCGATCCCTCGCCATTCCGGTCTTAAGCCATTGCATTTGCCTAATGTAATTGCCAGTGTTGCCGAGCGACTGAGGCACGGGGTTGCCAAACGAGTGCCCCCGATCATCGCTCCACCGCAAGTACGCATTATCAAAGCTGAACAGCGCAGGCGGCCCAAAGCCAGGCGAGAAGCCCAGACTCCACGCTCCCGCCGGGATGTCAAACTCATTCCCACAGTCCATATCTGCGCGAAATACAGGATAGGAGACGCGATTGCCGTCGTTCAGCAAGTGAGGGAAGCTTCTTCTGCGCACTATCGGGTTACCGTAATCGCTAAACGTCTGTGTGTCCATTGCGTACAGCTGGCCATTCGCGAAGTCGCCGCAGATGACTTGCCCATACGCCTGTGCGATGCAATTCGCCCGATGGCGGTGTTCTACTCCGTTCGCGTCGAGGAAGCTTCGCGTGTGCCACAGCTGTTCATTAATGTCAAATACAATCGTAAGATCGCCAGTTGGGAACGTTAGCTTATAGAACGAGTGATCTTGCTGCTTATACGTCATGCCAATGGCATCGTCAACGCGAGGCAGCTTCGCAAGTAAGCTCGCGATAGCCGGTGTGCTAACCTTCCTCGCTGCGTAGTTCGCACCCATGAATACGCTCGCTTTGCCATCTTTGTCCCTTCCGAGCCAGAAGATCATCAAGTCGTGCTTTGCGACGCTGTAGGGCGCTACGCAGCCCTGTTCGATGAACACGCCCGGAGTAATTGCGAACGGAAACGCCGCAGCACCAGCGTTGTACCAAATTTCGCTCGTCCGCTGCGCCCCGAGTAGCCAAATCTCGCGGTGCATCACGACGAGCGCAGCGAGATTATCCGGATAGCCGCTTTTCGCCGCAAAGTACGTCGGGTCAAAGTTCACAACACCGCTTAGTGACGAGAAGAACTGCCGAGTGTTTGGAAGGGAGTAAAGGAGGAAGGTGTCAAGCACGCCTGAGCTAAGCCCCCCTTGAAAGTTCGGGTCACCAATTTGAGAGAAGGCATTCGTCGCCAACGTGATCTGGTAGCCCTGCGGCGAGCCGTCAACTAGCGTCGCAAAGGTACCATTGTCTGCGAAGCTGACTGGCGTGAGCGCGTTGCTGACTAGCGGCCCGCCAATTTGTGTGAAGTTAAAGTTCGGATCGATGTAGTAGACATTCGAGTTCAAAACACCATACAAGCTACCATTCGTAGCCTCGTACAGTCCGCGCCACGTACCGCCCGCAGGCGTCTGCCCGAGCACGCGAAGCCCTGGCGTCTGATACATCGCGTAGGGTTGCGGCGAGTCCTCGGGGTTCTTCTCGGGGTAGAGGTTAGTGCAACGCTGTGCATTCGCAATGAGATTGCGAGCAGCGTAGAAGCCACCTTTCAATGGAAGTGGAGGCATTAGCTATACCAGCCGCTTTGCTGACCACCTTGTTGATCCACATGGGCAGACTTAGGTTGGTGCTGCTGCACCCTTTTCCATATCCCAATTGCGAGCAAGTGTAGGGTTTACTACTGTAGTATCAAAGGGATACTCAAATTTGAAACCAGAACGAACGCCAGACATATTGACGTAATTGTCGGTAGCTACCGGATTATTGTTATGCGCCGTACCGCCTTGGGCATTGGTCCAATTGATCCACGTCTCCATCGCGGTCGGCCCAGATGAATGGTTCAGCGACCCCAATCCGATTCCGCAATTATAACTCCAATTGCACCCGCTGAATGATGAATTATTGCCAAATCCGCTTGCATTATGCGCCGCTACGACACCACCAGGGAGCCCCGTGCCGACATCAGCAGCGGCCTGAAAGAAGAAATTGAATTTTGCGGAAGCGTCAGTTACCGCAAACGCGCCGGCATAGTAAATATGATCACCGTGCGGCGTCGGTGATCCGCCATACATATTTGAGTCCAATAGGCAGAATCGAACATTGTGCCCATTGCACTCCAACGGGTGCTGATCGCAATTCTTGAGCCACATATATTGTAGTGTCATCACGCCGGCGGTCGCGTCGTCGACGCATGTTGGGGGGCTCATGTTACTACCAGAGCCTTGTCCACCGTCTACGGTGCCATATTTTAAAGTGCAACCAGTTCCACTGCCGCTCGCCTTGATTGGTGGGGAAGCAGGAGAAACTCCCGAATAACTCGAATAGCTCAAGAGAAAGTTGGTTAGAGTAAAGTTCGATCCAGTAACTAAAATATGATAACCCGGAGCGGTCGTAAAATCATAGCCGTCCAAGCTGACATTATTGCCACTCACTGTAACAGTCGAGCCGACCACCGAGACCCCAGATACGGAGATCGTCGCAGGGTCTTTGAGCGTCACGCCAGGATTCGGCCCAACCGCATAATCTATCCCCGCCACTTTCCATGGAGGGCGAATATAGGAGCTTACCGTACCGCCCGATGTGTAGGCAGCATTAAACGGGACGTTGATCAAGTCAATATGAGTCGCGTCGATGACTGTTATCTGACACCCGATATTTGCGTTTGTCGTTCCGCCGACACCAGAAACATAGACGACTTGATTACTGACCATCGCCGCGGTGCTTGTGACCGACAACCGTACGATACCAGAGCCATTATTTGCTGCACCCGTAACTGACGTAATGGTTTGATTCTGACTATTTGGGGGCCCTACGATTGCGCCATTGAGCATCGCAGAATATTGCGCGGTACCGCTTGGTGCATTGACAAAGCCGTCTCCCCAAGCATTAACGGTAACTTGATGAGACCCGCTGCCGTTCGCATTGGTCGCTTGCACGATAAGCGTCTGCGCTACCAAATCACCAACAAGATTTGTCACTCCAGTCGCGGTCGTGGTAATAATACCGGAATTGCTGATCTGATAGTTGCCGGATGGATCACCGCCAGTAATCGACCATGATGTGGGTGAGTTGGTCGCGGAGACAGTGACAACAGCGCCGCCATTTGTCACTGGAGTTGATATGTTAACCGTGGCCCCGGTTACGACCGGCGCCCCAACACCCGTTGCCGCGAATTGGACAAAACCTATGGCGAGAGATGATGTAGAAGAAAGCAACAGAACCCCAAAAAGCCATAAAAACCCGCGTCTACTCCCCGCCATAGTTTATCCCCATCAATAATATGTTTTTCGGGACTGCGGCCGCAGACCCACCTGTGCAATTAGTTCCTCCGGCCTGACAAATTGCGTCAAAGAATGCTAACCATGTAGCGGTATTCGTAGAAGCAATAAACGAAATGGCCGATTGAGTTGCTGCGACATTTAAATGCTGCATACTTGAATTTGAAAAGTTGGTTCCAGCCGGCTCATTGATACTAAAGTCCACCGCCGTAGCATTGACGGCATTAAAGGTACCCACACCTACCTGACTGACACCCGTGGGATTAAATACAAATCCTAGTAGCATGTCGTTGGTATTTGAGGTTGTCCCCGCAGTAACGGTCGGCGGACTATTGACAATGCCGGTATTGGTGTCCGGCATTGAAGCGTTGTTATCGAACGGATTGGTCGTGTTCGCGCCGCTAATGCCACACGATCCAGCAGTTGCATTATCAACTGTAGTTGAAAATGTGATGACAATGGCATCTGCCGTCAAGGCGCCAGAAGAAAACGCCCACCATTCCTCTGCGTTATTGAACGCTGCACCACCGCTTCCTGAACCAGCATTTAGCTGAAGTCGTTTACGTAAATGCCAAGTTAAAGCAGCGGTATCTGATATGGTGGAAACTGTAGCGAATGATCCTTGCGCAGCGGTGCGCTCGTTGTGCGTGCCGACTATGATAATATCATTAGTCGAAGTCGTGGTCTGTGTGAGGGTGATAACCGTGCCGGCTGAATCAATGCCAGTGGCGCAAGTTCCATCAATCGCTGGAACCGCCTGCGCCGCAACCACAAACAAACATATAAAGACTGCAGCCAATAATGCGCGCATTTACTTGAACCCAATATTCAAGTTGAGCCCTGTCGTCGCATTAGTATTATCGTTATTGGCGTTCGCACCTGTGATGCAAATCACTATGCCGTTTGCAAACGCTTGGCCGAACGGGCCGAGATTGGCAACACCACCTGGGCTCGTAGCGTTTGATTGCGCAACATCATTCATAACTACGTTCGTTGCTGAATTACATGGAGCGCCACCGGCTGGCGCCGTTGCCGTGTCATAAGCGCGAATGTCCATTAAGGTTGTTGTCGAGTTCTCCCACCGAACCCAGCAGAGTGTATGTGCAGCAGCAGAGCCTATGACCGTCGCGTTGTTGGACGCAGCACTCAGGATCGTTTGCGCGGTACACCCACCAGTTCCCGCTGCCTGCGGGTTGGTTGGAATCGCAGACTGATTACTCGCAATGGCGATCGGCGCACTGTTCGCCATCGTATTCTGACCGTTGGCGTTAGCGTTCGTTATAAACGCATTGACGCCTGGAACCAAAACAGATCCCGGAGATGTCCCATAGTTTGCCATGCCGCCAAGCGTACCGCCGGCCCACGTCGACACATTAGCTACCCAGGGTGAAGTACCCTGATTCACGGTCGGCGTATTTGTAATAAAGCTATTGACCCCCGGCACCAGCACCGCCCCCGGCGACGTGCCGTAATTCGCCATCGCCCCCAGCGTGCCGCCGGCCCATGTAGGCAGCGAAACCGGCTGCGTGACTGCGCTGCCGTCCACCTTGACGGCGCCAGCTGCGCTCACTGCTGCGCATTGGTTCGCCGTTGTTGCATCGCACAGCAGTTGCGATGCAAAGTGTACCCCACTAATCACGACTGAGCCGAAGTTCGTTCCGCTGCCCACCGTCGCAGCGTAGTTCGCAATTGCGCCTATCGGCAACATCACGAGGGCGCCATATAGCGCGCGGAGGAGCCACTTCTGCACTGCACTTCGCATCACATAACTCCTAGCATTGGCAAGACGCAGCCAGTGGATAGATCGATCGCTCCTGCGCAGCCACCACCGCCACCACTACCTGCGCCACCGAAGAACAACAGTAGCATGTTCGCCGCGTCAGCTGAGCCGACTGCGAGGGCGAGCCACGCGACGACGATGGTTGCGCGCAGCATCATGGGATGCTCTTGTAGTGTACGTTGACGATGTAAGTCGTCGCCGCCGGTGTGCCCGTATCGCTGTCAGCTATGCCAGTCGTGACGCACATCACTACGCCATTCACATACGCATCGCCATTGATATTCGGCAGCGCGAAGCCACCCCCACTGCTGCTTGCGCCGAACGGAATCATATAGCGCGCGAAGGGCGCCGGCGCAGCCTGCCCACACGTCGCAGACGCGGCGTTGTAGAGTTTGATGTACGCGAGAGTAGTGGAGTTGTTGAAGGCCTCAACAAGATAGACGGTAGTTTTCTTCGTGGCGATAACAATTGCCGTCGTATTGTTCGCGACAATTGTGCTACTGACCGAGATATCGCTGCCGAGTGGTGGCTGCTGCGCCGCGAGTGGCGCAATTAGGGCGAATAGCCACGTTAGCGCACATGCAAGCCTAATCATTGCTTCGTCCCTTCTTCGCTGGCTGCTGCGCTATCGCAGCCACGCCACTCTTAATCTCAGCAATACTCTGCATAATCGTGCTTTGCCCCGCCCACAGCGCATCTACTTTGTCCTTGAGCGTCTGCACTTGCGTATAGAACTGGAAGATATACCATAGCGCACCGCCAATAGCTCCCGCAGTCGTCAAGCTACGCTTACTCCACGTCCACAGCGCATCAGTGACAACGACTTGGCTACCGCGCGGTACCTGGTAGATCGGCTTCGCTTCTCGACGCATTCGCGTAGTTCGTCTTGCCATTAGCCTGCTGCCGGATTGCCAAACCAATAGGCGATCAGCAGCGCAGCAATCAGCAACACGAGCGCAAGCGCTGCGCCTTTCTGATCTGCGCGAAGGCGATGCTTCCGCACTGTCATGGCGAATTCCACCAGTTTACGTTGTTAAACCGGCCGCTCAAGATTGCAATCGCCATCATGAGGCCGATTATGACGAATACGACAACGAGTATCTGGTGCGGGATGACTACGCCAAGCAGTCCGAGTATCCAGATCACGACGTAGTACGCAAGGACAACGAAGGCAATGCCAAGCAAGATCGCAAGTATTCGAACAAAGACATTACCCATTACCTTGCTCCTATGTGCAGCCGGGATATTTCCACGCTGTAGTACTTCCCAGGCAAAAAGACAGTCGTCTTCGCATTGAGCAGCAGTATTTCGCTCGGCCCCTCTACGAGATCATCTCGCGTTAAGTGCACTCGTACAACGCCATTGTTCGGCTCAACGGAACGGCACAGAAACTGCGCAGCGTAGCGATCATGCGAGGCCATCCTAGTGCGCTCGCCATACCAAGTCCACTACTACTGCGACTGCTCCTATAGCGCCCACTAAGTAGCCCCATCCATCTCCTATGCCCTTGCTGTGCCCTTCGCCTTTGTCCATTCGAGACTTCAAGTCGTCAATCTTGTCTATCGTCGCCTGGTTCGCAGTTTGAAAGATCGTCTGTAGTTGTTTAATAGATTCAGCAGTAGATATTTCGCTCTTCGAAATCGCAAGTGCGCTCGACTTATTCTGCTCCGTCACTGCGTCCTGCGCGGCCTTAAAAGCGGCGGTGAGCGCGGTGTCTCGCATCGAGAACTGCGTAGCAACACCTGTTAATTTCTCCTCTATGAGATCTTGGAGGGCCTTGATTTGGCCCTCCAAGTACATCTTAATATTCGCGATCTCCCGAAGCGACTGTTCGATCGTTCGCTCAGTCGGATCGGGATCAGGGCGAACTATTCGCTGCTCAACCATTCACGCGAAGCGCACACCGGCGCCCTTCTTACCACTTTAGAGCCAGCCCAGCGAGGTACGTAGTGCCCTCTGCCCCGCACGGCTGGCCTGCTGGCAGCCCGACACCGATGCAGACGCCCTTCTGCGGGAACTTCGTCATGGCGAACACGTCCACGACACTTCCAGAGGTCAGCTGCCCGAGCATCCCGATGCCGACACCAGGGGCAAGCCGCCAGTCCTTATTGCTTCCCATGCCGGCAATGTCGATTGTCACGTCGTCCTCGGTCAACGATCCGAACAAGTACGGCTTAATGTTGCTCGCAACCTGGCCACCCGGTAGCGGCGGGAACGGCGGAACGGACAGGTTCAGCGTGGGGAAGAGCGCAGCGACTTCGTTGAGCGGCGCGCCGATCATCACTCGCTGCGTGAAGGTAGCCGGCCCGGTGAGGGCGAAGCCCTGCGAAGCACCGTTGAAGTTCTGCCAGCCGAACCAGCCCTCAACAGCAGCAAAGTACTGCGAGTTTGGCGCGTTCCAGACGTAGCCAAGGATGCCGGCTACGCCAATCTGGTTGGAAATGAGCGAATTGCTGTTGACGCCGGGCACAGTCGCATTGACCGTTCCGCCGCCTCCCATCGTGCCCAGGCCGAAGTACATCCCGCTCGTGAGCGGATATGCGCGCGACAGCACAGGGGCCTTCGTCGGCAGGCCCTGGTCAGCTGCGCTCGCAGCGCTGCACAGCAGCGTCGCAGCGAGTAGGCTAAGTGCGATCTTCTTCATAGCGGTTCTCCAGTTGGCATTATTGCCAACCGCAGTGTAGCGCGAAGCTCTGTGTCGTGCGCGCAACACATGGGAATTATTGCGCCCCCGGCATGGGCGGTTGTGGGGCCGGCGTTGTTGGTCCCCCACCCACGGCACTTGCGAGTGCCTTCTTCGCCGCTTCCGCCGCCGCCCATTGCTGCGCAGCAGCGGTCTTCTTCATCTCCGCATCTGCGATCATCTGCACTAGCCGCGCCTGTGCCTGCGGTTGCCCAGTCTTCTCCCACCAACTCCACGCCGGGCCGATAGACGCGATTATGACACCTGCGAACGTGTCGATAAATTGCGTCTGCGAGACGCAGCCCTGGCAACCTAGTATCCCATAGCTCGCAAGCGCAGTACCAGCTATGCCGAGATAGTGCCGAACCTGGCCGCTTGCGATATCTTTGAGCATCGCGACGAACTGAGGGTCGAGTGCCATTGGCGGTGTACTCCTGCTACGTGCTCTTCGTCGTCGCTACGCTGACCCAGGTGCGCAGCCCACCCACATCGCTAATCACCATGAAGATGCCGCGCTTCCCAGTGCCCATATTCACAGCCGCGCCGGCGGCACCGCCGTCGATCACATCGTTCGCACCAGCTGGGAATATTTGAATGGTCTGCCCAGAGTCGTTTGCAATGAGCATCACATTCGGACTCGGCACGCCATTCACATTCGCGCCGCTGCCGGGCAGTTTCACCGCATCACTTGCATTTGCAGTTGCAATTTGCGAGATCGCCTGCGTCAGCTGCTTCGCACCAGCGCGCGTCTGCACGGTGCTAGCAACTATGCCGCTATCCGTTGCATATAGCTGCTGCGTTAGCAGGGCGTTAAGCTGCGATCCGTCAATGAGACGGAAGCCAGGCTGGAAGGGCTGCGGAGTATTCGTGACTTCGGCCATCAGGGTAGCTCCTTAGTTGGCAGCACCATTGCCGCTGTTCCGACCGCTAGCTTAGCGTATCTGATCGCTGTACGGGTTATATATACCTGGGCGGCTCAAGCCCTCTGGCATATTAAGTTGCCCAATCTGCGTATTCGCCTTGCGCATCGAGTTGAGCGCCGCTTTCGCCTTCTTCGTAATCCACGGTACTTCCGGTAGCGTGTACGCCGCGCGAATGCGATCTACCATATTCCAGTGCAGCGCATTGAAGTACACCTTCGGCAGGGTTATCGCAGTAGCAAGGTTTGCAACTTCGCTTAGCACAGCCTTCGTATTAATGTGCACTTCGTAGATATTCGCTTGCGGAACTGGCCACGGGTAGATCACGCCGAGCGGATACGCGGAGTCGTAGAAGATATCCTGCGGGAAGCTCACTAGCTGTTTCAGCGCAATTGCGTTATAGTCTCCTCGCGACATTAGTAGTCGCAGTGGGTAGTCGATCTGATTCGGTTGGCTCTGCACGAGTTGGCGAAAGAATGCTGCTTCGAGCCTATCGGGGCGCTCAGCGAGATTGTAGTCCCCTCCTGGCCCAACGGTGTAGCTCTGCGCACCAGTGGACACCTTGCTCGTATCAACATTGTGGTACACCAACCACCGCTCGTTGCTCCACTCATCGAGCATGAAGTTGAGGCGAGTGAGGAAGAGCGCGCTATCTTGCGCGCTCGCAGTCTGCCCCGTGCCGACCACGCCGGCGTCGAATAGGCATAGGTTCGCCAAGTCGAGGCCAGTCGGCGTCACTGACTACGCTCCAACAGGCAGCGCATTCGCCGGAGTTGGCGTAGGTGCGGGCGTCGCAGCCGGCTTCGCTGGCGGCACAATCGTGTCCTTCGCACTTGCAGGCGCCTCTGGCACCTTGCCGCTGAGCGCATCCTCTTCCACCTTGCTCTTCACGACTACTCCATCGTGACCCGCGCCGATCCACTTCGGATACTCCGTCGCCGGCAGCGCTGCGAGCGCAACAGGCGTCGCCTTCACATACGCGATAACGACCTCGACTCGCCCCTTCGTCGGCTCGCCATCTCGGCGCAGCCAGAGCTCTGTGTCGCTCCCGATCGCCGGCACGATCTTCGCGACCTCGCCATCTACCTTCACGATGCTATTAGGGTTCGCATCGTCCTGCGTAGTCGCAAGCACAACTGCACCGCCTTCGAATGGCGGGTCGAATGCGACGACGCACTGCAGCACGAATGTACCCTTCGGCAAGACGAAGAGCTTCGTCGCGCGCTTCTTGCTCGCCGCGAACGTATCGACTCGCTTCGCGAAGGCATCCGCGCTTTCATCTGCTGGCACACCCACCCCTACGCCCCGCTGCGGAGTAGGCAACTCGCTCCACAGCGGTGAGTCGAACGCCAGCGACGCTCGCATCGCGAGCACAGTACCGTATTCGTCATACTCAGCCATCTTTCAGACTCCTATGCTAATGGCATTGGCTCTTTGCGAGCCGCTTCCGCCATTGGATGATCAGCAGTAAGTTTCGTAGGAGCCTTTGGTGACAAGACCGAAGGCTTCACAGTTTGCAATGGCACAGCTTCCGCCGTAGGCTGCGAGCCGCTGAGCGCGAGCAGCTTCGCTCGAAGCTCATCGTTCTCACGCGCGAGTCTATTCCGCTCTGCGAGCACGGGGTCATCTTCGAGCTTCACTCCTGGCACGGACTCCGCGCGAAAGGCGAGTTCCTCCCTCTGCGAGTGCACGATCTTGTACGTTGGCTTGCCAAAGTCGTCCACACCAGTGGTGACTTGCTTCGGATACTCCTGGTACGGGCGAGGATGCCCATCGGGGTCGAACTGGCCGATCTTGCCTTCAGCTTCGAGTCTCTTATAGATTGCTAGCATTTTGGCGGCTCCTCAGTTTGCATTATGACCAGAAATTGTTCAACTTTGCCTCTTGGCTCTGTTGTAGTCAGGATAAAGCTCGGCACAACTGAGTGTAACGTCCAACCAGGGCTCAGAGGAATAGCATTAGCCAGGTATTCCTCGACGTTACTCACCCGAACTGCGCGGTACTTCATCGTGCTGACTTGCGCTTCTCTGCCATCGCAACGGCGACAGCCTGTTTGTTCGCTCGCTCCTTGCCAAACTTGCGCGCAGTATGCGCGTAGCTCGGACCCTTGTGGAACTCACTAATGTTCTTCGAAACGGTCTTCTTCGAGGTTCCCTTGCGAAGCGGCACGGCGGCGACTCCATTGGCAGTAAGTTCCGAAGGAAGGCTGGCAGCGAAGCGAGGCCAGGGGGTAACCGAACCCCGCTTCGCGCCACGCCCAGTCCCCCACCGCCTAGTAGGGACCAGGTGGAGGGCGACTAGAGGAAGTCAGGCACAACGCAGGCCCATTCGGGCCGAACGTATAGGATTCCCCAAAGCACGTCAAGTCGAGTGATGAATTGGTCGCTGCGAATGTCGTATGCGCTAATCATTCGCATCGAGATGCCATCATACGACTCCCTCGCCGCTTCGTGCACGCCACGCGGCAGCTCCAGGTCCGCCGTTGCCATCGTGATGGCCTCGGGCACGAACGCGAAGTTCTTCCGATACACGGAACTCGCCAGCGTTGCAGGGATGACATTCGCCGCATTCGCCGGCGAGTTGTCCACCGTCTGGTACTGCACCGGAGTCGGCCCAGCAGCCGCAGGGATCAGCGCAGGGTAGATGTTCATCGTCGTGCCGCCATTCGCAACGGCAGTCGTCAAGACGAACTGCATCGGAGTCTGCGTGGAGACCTTCGTGATACGGTTCACGGAGTTGACGCCGCTGATCGTCACGATATCGCCGAGAGCGTAGGTGCCCGCCAGCGCATTAATGGTGATCTGCAACCCCGTTTGGCCAGCGCCATTCACAGTGGCAGACGTGGCCTGCGCGCTCGTATACGCACCCGTCGTATGCTTGATAACCGTTTGGTCCGAGTACCAGTCGAACCCGAGCGTATCCTCGGCGATCTGACCCTTCTTGTACTGGTCGCCGATCTTGTTCTGCGGGTTCAGTAGGCCGGCGAGGCTCGCGACGCTTCGCGCCATCGTAATGGGGTCAAGGATCAGTTTCCGGCGACCCCTTGGCGCAGAGTTAAGGTCGAGCAGCGCGCCGGCGGTGAGCCAAGTCTGCGCAATGGGCGTGAGCACGTTGCCTGCGCCATCGAAGTTGCCGGCAAGTCGGGCTACGCCGCCCTCGACGCCGGCCATGATATTCGCGGCTACGTCGCCGCACAGGTTATTGACCATCGGGGCGAGGATACGGCGGGAGAAGTCGTCGAGCAACATGGTACGGTCGACACTGCTGTACGACACGTCCACGCCATATTGGTTGGTGAGCGTCAGCGTGGTGCTCTGCTCGCTCGTGTCCTGAATGCTCGCCGCCGGTCCGTGCCGAGTCGTGAAGTCGTTCGGCAAGCGCACCCTTACCGTCGTGCCGATCTTCGCGCCCGTCTTCGCGAACTGATCGTCGTATTGCTGGTCGATGTGCTGAATGAACTCGTTGGAGTTCTTCCAAAGCCGCACGGCCTCGCGGGTAATCATGTTGATTGTCAGGATGGTATTCGGCATTTTGGCCCGCGCTACGCGCGCTCCCTATTAGGTTGACACAATGGGCGCAAGACGCGCCGCGTTCGTGCCAGGGCCTGAGTCTGGGCGTTTTGATGCAGGCAAGGCGAGTTCAATGCAGGAACTCGAAGTCTGCGTCGGCGCGAAGAGCGCCCTTAGTGCCTCGTAGCGCGCTGGGCGCGCTCCTGTTCGTTCCGCTTCGCGATAAACTCTGTCATCGGCATAGTCTCAAGATCTGGCTCTGCTCGAGTCGCGCCACCCACTCGGGGCGCGATCGGCTTCGGCGCGCGCGTTACCCTCGGCTCAGCCTCGCCCAGCGCATTCTGCTGCGCACCCAGCTCGCTCGCAAGCTTCGTTAGCGCAACAGCCTGCGCGACAGCGGGCATCGAGAGTATTCGATCGGCCTCACTCGGGTTCTTGCCCAGGTGATAGATGAGCGCGCCGGCGGAGCCAGTCTCCAGCGCCGCGGCGAGAAACTCGCCCGGCACAACTGGGCCGGTTACAGTCTTCAGGCCTGCGATGGCCTCGTCGAAGTCGGGGTGTTCCTTGCGACCCGCGAAGACTACTTCGTCCATTCTCGTATTGAACTGCGCATTCGCAGCGAGCCGGCGGGCCTCGGCCTCCACCTCCGCTTGCGTGAATGTTCGTACAGCCGGCTTTGGTGGCTCAGGCTTCGCTTCGCCCTCTGCTGGCTTCGCTACGCCCAGCTTCTGTAACTCCGCAATGGTGTCCTCTGCGAGCTTCGCTCGCGCTTCCGCCGCTTCGCGCGCTCGCTTCTCTTCCCACTTCTCGCGAGTGAGCACGTTGATGCGCTCAGCGGCGCCATCCTTCTTCGGCTCGGGCTTTGGCTCGCCCGCGGGCGGCTCGCCATCCTTCGGCGCGAGCAGCGCCGCAACAGGCTTGAGTGGTTCCGCTGGCTGCTCTGGCTGCGGTGTTGGTGTCGGGCCGGGCTCGGGTGTCGGCGTAGCAACGCCGCCGGGGCCAAGAGAAGCCTCGTCGCCCTCAGCAGAGCACAGGAAGGTGTGGTCGAGAAAGTGGCGATGGCGGAAGAGCATTACTGTAACCTCAGTTGGCGGCGTTCGGCTCGTCTGGCATGGCGATTGCGGCCTACCACGAGGCCGTTGTCGTCAATGAGCGCAGCATAAATGGTTTGCTTCAATTCCTCCGAATGGTTGCCGCCCAACATTTGCGCTAACGTGGCCCGCGCCTTCGGAATGAGCTTCGGCCACATTAGTTCCAGGAACATCGCTTCGCACATAGTCGGCGTCAGCTCGGGGCACACTCGCTTCCACTCAGCATATATGCGATTATCTCGCATCACGTCGGAGTAGAGCGACGCGGCCATCTCAATTGCCGTAGCACGTATCAGCTTGTGAACATGCACGGTGCGGTGTGGCGGGAGCGCCGCCTTCGGCAGATCGTTCATTGCGAGACCTCGTCAGGAAACGGGTTGTGCTCTACGTCTTGCACTGGGCGAAGCGAGCCATCGTGGCTCGCGGCATACGCCGCCGTTGCGCCAGCGAGCGGAATGCCAGCCTTGATATTCGCACTTGTGAACTTCGAAGGGTCGAAATCTGCCCACGGTAACCTCGCGCCGTAGACGTGGCCTGGCGAGGTGGGCGACTCGCGAAACAGTATATAGGAGTCGTGGCCTTTGTCCTCAACCCTATTCTTGTAAACTATGCTGTCATAGCCCTTAGACTGCATATAGTTTCGCAAGTTATTTGCTTGAGTCTTCAAACTGCTAATTCCATAAATATCCTTCATACTGGCTGTGGCCATACCAGCGTATCTTGCCTCGTCGATCTCGTCTCTCGGCAATCCTGCCATCTCTAGTCCCTTTGCTACATTCTCTGGATACCATGTTCCCAAGTCAGGCATCCGAATTGGGTTTTGCGCAACAATTGCAGCGGGGTAGACCCGCGGAGCAGTAGACCAGTCGAGCGTACTACCTTGTATCTCCTGTGCTGCGCGAGGCGAGCCAAAATGAACGCCAATCTCACCGTCGCCCGGCAACGCAAACTGGTCGAATATTGTCGGTGTCCTCGTCCCGTGGTGCACTGCGACGTTGTAGCCTTGCTCCTTTGCCGCCTGTGGCATTTGCCACGTCGCCCCACGCGGCAGCGCCTCGGTGTCAATCGGAATGTGCGCAGGAGGAGCAGACGGGTTCTTCACTCCTGCAAGATCGAATAGCGACATACCGGGGTTCGCGGCAAGGGCCTTGTCGATGTCCTCGTCAGCGAGACTTGGCTTCGCAGCGCCTTTGTTATAAAAACTTCCACCTTTCGCATAATTCTCTGCTGCTATCTGAGATTTATTAACAAGAGTCGGGTCGAGATGACCCTTAACTTCATTAGCTACAATGTCAGGCAATACCATTGCATCGTTATTTAGATACTTTGCACTTCCACCATATCCCAATACATTTCCAATAGACGTAGTTGGCCAGTCGCTAATATGCTTAGCAAGCTGCGCAGTTGTGTAATTTTTCGACCACGGATTAACTGCAGCGAACTCTGGTGCAAGATGCTGCATTGTTACCTTAAGACCAATGGAAGCTGCTTGGTCTTCGAGTGAAGGCACCTTCTCCCACGCACTCCCCGCCTTCGGCATCTGTGCCGCTGCATCCCAGTCGCCGCCCAGCGCGTCCTTAATCGCATTCACAATAGTATCGCTGTGTTCCGCAGGAAGGCTCTTCGGCAGTGCTGAGCGAAACTCATTTGCAGCAAGCTCGGCTAGCTTCGGCGCTGCCTTCTTCGCCCCGCCGAGGGCAGCCATTGCAATACCTGCGCCCTTCCCTACGCCGACAGGGCCAACTAGTCCCAGTGCACTTTGCAGCGCAGGGCCAAGCGTGCTAGTTTGATCTATTGTACCAAGCGAAGCAAGACCCGTGCCAATATCCACTGCCGGCTGCACTGCCGCTCGCATAAGCGCATTCGCAGCTGGACCTTGCTGATAGCGCAGCAGCGCATCTGCTATCGCAGGGGTAATAGTTGTGGGTAGTGGTGAGGATAAGGGGTCCAGTTCCATGCTAGCCAACTAACGAGTACGCGCCTGGGGTCTTCGCATAGTTCTTCACATACCAGTGCCCATCTGCGCCCTTCCTCGCGCCCGGGACAGGCGGATTTTCAACTACTCCCTTCGGCAGCGCAATTGGGCCGCCCTGCCCATTCGCCTTCGGCGCAGCTACGCCAGTGGACTCGGCTTCGTCACTCGCTGCCTCATCGCCAAGGTGGGCCTCCAAGGACTCTTGCATCGTCTGGCTTACTAGCGCCTTAATCTCATCAGGCTGAATCGCCTCTGCTGCCCTCGCCTTGTCATCCAGGAACACCTTCAGCCGCTGCGTGAAGGCGTTGTAGGAGTCAATTACGTGCTTGCCGCTTCGATCGTGCCCCTTCAGCTTCTCCCTCGACAACTCCTCCATTGTCTTCTGCAGCAGCTGGGTAATCTGCGTAACTTGACCCTGCAAAGCCTGTTCCTGCGGACTTGGACCTTGCCCGAGCGCTTGCGGCGGCACCATGCGGCGCAGCCTCGCCGCGGCCTCATCGCTTAGGTCGAAGTCGCTGCTCTTCAGCAGCAAGTCGCCAATTAGCGAGGTTAACTGCGGCGCTTGCGTCAGTATGAGCGTTAGTGCATTGAATGCCTCCTCACGCTTCGTGCCCCAACTCGGCCCAATGTCTGCCTCGACCTCGTAGGTTCCAGTCATCGGGTTCAAGATATGAGCAGCAACGCTACCATCATGAGCTAGTCGCTTCGCATAGACTTGCGCGGCCTGCGGGTCGATCTCGAGCTCGAAGTCTGTGCCGTCCTCTGCCATAATGCGCATTATTCGCTTGGTGTCGTAAAGCTTCGGAATGAGATCGAGCAAAATCTTGCCTATATGTCGGATTGCAATAGCAAGATTATCAATAAAATGATAAGTAGCAGTGTCGCCTTGCCGCTGACGCTCGTTAATAGCCTTGGCAGATCGTTCATTGCTCCTCTCGCCCATAGAGTCTTGATACTGCCCAGAGGCCATCATAAAGTCGCCCTGAGCGAGTTGCATTCCAGTCAGTGCAACTGGCGCAGCCACGGGCGGCTCGACACGCTGCGGCGCTGGGATAGCCTCGCCGGCGTCATTCAGCCCATTATACGGTAGAACAGAGTGGTTTATCTTGTTCGCTGTTTCCCAATACGTCTCGTAGCCCTCAATGGCTTCGGCGGGAGCCATCCAGGGTGACTTCGTCTGTAAAGCACCATATTCTACGGCAGTACTGGCCCAATAGTTGTACATTCGCTGAGGGTCAATTAGCGCCCGAGTATGCCCCTTCCTGTCCATTATGCCATCGATGACTGTCTCTTCCCCAATAACTGGCACAATCGGAATGTACTTGCCCGGCCAAGTTTCCTCTTCCACAATAGTATTGCCGACGATGAAGTACCACTCAATTGTAGTAGTAGTCGTTTCGCGCGACTTCGTCCGCGGGTCAGCCTCGATCATTCGCAATAGCTCAGGGGCGTCCTCCAGCACACTCTTTCGAATATACGCAGTTTGCTTGCTTTGCTTGTCCGTGTAGGCAAAGAGCGTATCTTTCTTCTGCACCCTTCGGAAGTACTCGCAGGTGCGAATGCTGTCCTGCGTTACCCACCCCGCATCATCACTAACTACATTCTGCGCCGCGGCAATATCTTTGTACTCGGGGTACTTCCCCTCGAAGTCCTCCTTGGGCACATCCTCGAAGATAAAGCAGCGATTCGCATCGCTTTTGTCTACCTCCTTTGCGCCGCTGTCCATCACAATGTTGAGAGGATCGGGGACGGGCATAATGTAGGGCTCTTGGTCGAAGGAGTCCTCACTAATATGCCGCGTGCCAATTCGCAAGTAGCCTACGCCGCCATTAACTTGGAATGTGCTCGCCACATCGTAGGCGACAGTGGCATTGCTGCGGTACTCGATATGCCGCATAATAGCGTTGTGCATCGAGGCGGCCTCGGCCGTCGCGCCATTCCCCGTCGCACGAATTTTGATTGCCGGCTTGTTCTTCTTCGCATCATTCACGATTTGCAAGTTGTGCTGGCGCGTTTTGTTAATCGTCAGACAGGGGCGCTCATCAACATCCCTGTTGCGCCTAATATCGTTCGGCCACTGGTAGCCGTTATACGCATCAGCGTTCGCAAACTTAATATCTTCTAAGAAGTTCTTCCGGGCGTGCGACTCCCACTTCGAGTCAATCTTGAAGTCGTCCTTCGCTTGCTTAAGAATGCGCTCGTGGCGAGTCCTCGCATCGCCAGCGTTGTCGTCGCTCTGCTCAACGTAGCTCTGCGCCCTTACGTCGGGAACTGTTGCGGAGTGCTCAGCCATCTTTCAGAGCCTCTCGCTTCCATACACCATAGTCCGACACTACGTCTCGCACAGCTTGCTCACTTCCGACATATACTGGTGGAGAAGTTTTACCGAACAGCACAGTCAAGAAGACTCGCCGCGACTTTACAATCTCAGCTACTTCCTCGTCCGAGAGCTCCCAGCACGAAACTGTGCAGACGCCATTATTGAATACTGGAATAGCGGCGATATTTTCGCTGTTCAGCGGTGGCATTAGATTAACATTATAGCCGCTGAATTTGACTGGCGTGCCCACTACCCGGCCCTCCCACCGCTCAGCCAGCCGGCGCTTGCACCGGGCGAGCCGTAGTAGCGCGACTCGGCATATTCGCCCTCACAGTCGGCGAAGCCCAGCGCCGCAGCTACGTGGCCGCGCAGCGTCAGTTGTGTCCGTCCCGTGCGCATTTTGCTTGCAATCGCAAAATATTCAAACGCCTTACTTGCATCACTATGCTCGTCGTGCTTCGGGTGTTGCGAGAACTGTTTCGTCTGCTGATCTACCTCGAAGCGATAGTGGCGCAGATGGTTGATACCCTCAGCACACCTATCTTGATCAAAGTAGCAGTTCGGGAACACTGTGCGCGCAGCATTTATCATGTCCTTCTCGCTTTGCGATCTCTTCAGCACGACGACAGACTTGAGCTTCTCCCTCGCCTGCTCCTCAATTGTCATCTTCGCCCCAAGCAGCTTCGCCTTGCCATCATGCGGCAGGAAGTGGGTGCCGTACAGGTACTCGCGAGCTTGCAGGACTTTCAAGTAATGGTCGATATGCTTCAAGTTATTTTCGTAAAAATCAAGGAATCGGTACTCGTAGCCGACTTGCTGAACAAACCAAATACTCGTATGGTCGCTGCGGCCAAGGTCCCAATAAGTGTTAACTGGCTTTGCTCGATCGTATAGGACTTTGCAAATTCGACCTTGCGTCGTGCACTCCCGGAGCTCATCCGCGTAGACACTTCCTTCGAGGTTCTGCTTGCACTTCCCTTCCCAGACATGCAAATACGAGTCGTAGTTGCGCGCCTTCAAGGCATCGCGCTCTGCCGGCAGTTCCGTCTCTGCAAACCACGGGTTGTCTCGCCAATTAATGTTAACTAGCGCACAGTTCGGCGGTGTGTGCAGTACAAACCGTTGATAAGTTGCGTCTGTCTCGAGATCTGGGTTGAAAGTGACGATAATCTCGCTTCCAGGCTTTCGTATTGTGGGTACGAGGACTTCCCAAGACGCTTCACTAACGCTCTGAGCTTCCTCGACCCAGCAGTAGTCAACGCCTTCGTAGCTTTTGATCTTCCCGACATTGTGGCGAATTCCCTCGAAGCTAAACTCTGTTCCGTTCAGACCCTTAATACTTGCCTGCTGAATGTCGTAGAAGTGCGAGAGGCCGAGGGACTCGATCTGCTGACTTAGCAGTTTGTGAACTGAGTCTTTAATGGAGTTCTGAAGTTCGCGAGCGCACAGCACGCTCAGCGGGCGCTTTGCGCCCTCAATGAGTAGCCACCGAGCGACGCCCCATGACTTCGCGCCACCTCGGCCACCATACAGTACTTTGTAGCGTTTGGGCTGAAATAGAGCCTGGAGCTTATCGGGAAATCTTGCGTCGGCGGTTTGCATTTTGTTGGGCCACTTGTGTAATTCCATTAGTGGGCCGTAGCGGCACCACATTGCCTTCGCTCGGTGGCCTTTCCTTCCTGCGCGCCTTGCGGCGCCTCACTGCGTCCACAACTAAGCACTGAAACTTGTAGAGCGTCCAGCGCTTCTTCATCTCGCTAGGTAATTCCTAGCGCCTGCTGCAGCGTCGCATCGCCGCCAAAGACCGGCGTAGGCCCGCCCGGCGCAGCGACTACGACTAGCGTGCCATCTCGCGCAATCGAGGCGACTGCCTGCACGCCTGCAGTTGCGTTAATGATGTCGACTAAGTTCTGCGCGCTATGGATCGCCGCCTCGAACGGAATAGTTATCCCGTTAATCGTTATCCTCGCGCCTTGCAGCGGTGTGTTAAGCGTCTCCGGTGCTTCACCAGACGTGCTAGGATCGACAAATGTCGCTGCCTGGCCCGGCCCCGTCATAGCGCCGTTTGGCAACCACGAGATGTTCGTCTCGCCCTTCATTGCGCTCTCCTACCCCACATAGTTCCCCGCGACCAAGCCGAGTGCCGCGAGTAGCGTCGCCCCGCCGGCGATGTTAATCGCCACGCCAGTCGCAGTCTGCAAGACGATCTTCCCATCACGGTTAACACTCGCCACTACGTTCGTCGCCCCGTTTATGAAGCTCACAATGTCCTTGTTGCCCCAAGTCGTGAGGTCGATTAGCCCCGCCCCAGCGCTCCCGCCGCTCCCGCCAATATTCACCCCGTTAATCGTCAGCGCGCCGAGGCAGCCAGCGGCGGCGAGCGGAGTAGGTGTGCCCACGGCGAGCGACGGCGGCGAGCCGGTTATCGCGTCACCCTCGATCGTCTGAGGGTTCGCAATAGTTGGGAAGTGATTCGAGCCAGTAGAGGCGATTACAGTGGTCATCTTTTCAGACCTCTCATCCAGCGACTAGGCCTAGTGCAGCGAGAAGCGTTGCGTCGCCACCAAGCACGATGTTCGCGCCACTAAGCTGCAAGGCACCATTCCGATCCACACTCGCGACTACGCCGAGCCCAGCAGAGTTGATAAACGAGATAATGTTATCAACTCCGTGCGTTGACAAGTCGATTGAGATTGACTTCCCGTTCACAGTTAGGCTAGCCGACTTGCTCGGCGTAGCCAGTGTCTTTGGGGGCGTGCCCAGCACGCCCGGCACGGTATGCTGCGGCGTTGCGCCAACTGGCACGTGGCCTATCGTGGAGCTTCCGAGCTTTGTTGGCATCAACGATGCGTCCTCGCTAGAAGTCCGCCGAGACTTCCCACACGCCCGTGCCGCCTGCGGCACCAGTCAGCTGCTCGACCTGCCCCGCAGTGTTCGTATTCGCCGCAGTGATAGCGCAGGCGTTGAGGCCACAGAGCGCCGCCGTCGGTGTAGCGATAGTCGTGAGCGTATTCGCGATATTCACCTTGAACGTGCCAGCCGTTGTGATGGTGATCGTCGGCGTAGCCCGCATAGTCTGTGCAAGTGCAAGCGTGCAGCCGTTCGTGTTGGCTGTCAAGGCTTCGCAATAGCCATTCAGCGGATACGCAGCAGCAAGTTCAGCGAAGCGCTGGTAGTACGTCTGTGCAATTGCAAGTTCAAGCTGATACGGCTGGAACTCGAACGCACTCGCCGAGGCAGCGACTTCGAGCTGCGCGCCGGTGAAGGCGAAGCCGTCGGTGGTGCCCGCGCCCGTCGCAGTGGGGGTGAAGCACAGCTCAACGCCGAGCTCTGTCACCGTCGTCGCCAGCGTAACTGTGATTTGATAGCGCGCAAAGGCAGTGGTTAGCTGCACGGGCTGTTGGTTGACTGCAAATGCTATCCCCGTCCACGCAGGCGTGATCGCCGGGCTCGCTGTGAGCGTGCCCAGCCCCTGGTCCGTACCCGTACCGGTGATGATACTCGCTGTCATCAAGTTGCCATTGTCGGCATTCAGACCCGCAAGCGCCGCAGCAGTGAAGCTCAGCGTCACGGTCTTCCCCGCAAGGTACGTGGAGCGTACCGTGGGAATTTCCTGAATCGCGCAGACGGGCTGCGTGAGCGCGCCACTTGTTCGGTAGACCTTCAAGACCGCAGGGAAGCCCTGCGGCGGAGTAGGTGTCGACGTAGCGAGCTGCGTCCTGCCTGCGCCGACTGCGACGTTCACATCGCATGACCAGCGGTCAGCGCCGTACGCAGTCATAGTCGGCGCAGTGTTCGTCCCGCATGTCGCAATGCCAGTGCCGCGCTGCTGCACGGCCATTGCGCCGTTATCTAGGTAGTTCCTCGGCGTGCCGGAGAAGTTACCGAGCACACTCAGCGGAATAGTGATCGTCTGCGGCACTTCGCCATTCGGCAGCCCGGTGTCCGCCGCGACAATCTCGTTGCCCGTCAGCGGGTTCGTCAGCGGACTCGCCGAGTTTGAAGGGTAGCCGGGGTAGATGCCAGCCGCGTGCGCGGCAATTGCCGCGCAAATGAGCGCAACAGAGGCGCCCAACAGAGTTCGCTTCGTATTCATGCTCGTTACCTCATCTGTTGGCCTGCGGCGCGACGCGCCCTCGGCGCGTTACTTTCGTCTCAGTTCCTGCATAGCCCCGCGCATCGTCTCGCGGCCAGGATTCGTCTCGCGTCTCGTCGCCGCGTCGATGTCGGGCTTCGTTTTGCTGAACTTCTCGCTATGCGAGTACTCGTTACCTTTGCAGCGGGACTCGGACACGATGTAGCCGTTGTCGATCTTCCGCACGCTCACGCTGCACGAGTCGTTGTCACTCGCTGCGACGTCGCACGGCGCGCTCGCAAGCACACTCACACTATTTCGCTTTGCCACGCTTCACTCCACTACTGAGACTCGGCGACTTCGGGTTAACTCCGCGCATCGTAGCACCGGGCGACTTCGCAAGACCGAAGCGAGGCACCTTCGCTGGCTTCGCCTTTGGCAACTTCGCCACGCTCAGACGCCCCGATGATTCGGCTTGTGGTCGAACAGGCGATGCCGCCTGTGGCCGATATCCGGCGTGGGCGAGTGGTGGTTCAGACCCGCTGGCGACGACTCGGGACTTTTCATGTGCTTCCCATGGCCTGCGTGGCCGCCGATCTTCTCGTGCTTCGGATGTGGCAGGTCGGCGGGCGGCGAGGCGAGGTGCTTGCCGTGGTGCATTCCGTGTTTCACGGGAGGTCTCCGTTGTGCCCTGAGATGATGTGCGACGTACTGCCGGCCATTGCACGCGCGTAAGGGCTAGTGAGCAATCCGGGCGCGGGGCGCCCGGAACCAAACGGCGTTATTGTGGGCGCTAACGCGCGCACTTACGCCCCGCCCGGCGCCACGTAGCAGTATACTTCGCGCACGCTACTACCAATGATTGCTGTGCCAAGGAAGATAACTCCGTGGCCAGTTGGATTGCCCGCGTCGTACTTCATCTTCGAGTTTGGCACAACCACTCTCGTGCCAGTTGGCAGAACGCCCCGCCCATCAGTTATGATCGCCACGTAATGGTCGCCCTCAACCTCGAATGTATCTGCCTCGAAGGCGTCCGCCTCGCCACAACACGACAACCTCGGGTGGTCAGGTTGCATAAGATTCGCAAACCACTCGGCGACAGCAGGGGAGGAACTGTTCCACTGCGCACTAGGCCGTGCAATCGCATACAGGGCGCTCAGAATGAGCAAAGCGAAGCCAATTGCGACAGCGGGCGCCAGCAGCGGATGGTTTCGCACGACGTAGTACGGCGCAAGTACGATAAGCTCGACAATTTCGCACAGCTTGCAGTCGTCGCTGTAGTGACCGCCGCGCCGATAGGCCATTTGCGCACTCCTAAACTGGCCCCTTACCGAGAAAATGCCACGTCGGGCTCGCGCCATTTAGGCACTTCGCCAGCGTAGCGCGAAAGCTATCGCAAACGAGCCGCGGGTCGCTCGCAGGAGTGAGGTTTTTAACAACTACGAAGCCGACAGCGCGCTTCTGCGTCGCCATAGCGACAATCGGCAGGTAGAACTCGCGTAACTTTCGCCACGCCTCAGCAGTGTCCGTGAGTTTCGCCTCCCCAACGACGTATTGGTCTAGCGACTGCACGTACAGGAGGTAGTCAACTTGCGCGTAGCCGCGACCATTTGCGTCGTGAAACTCGAACCAGCTGCCGTACTTCACGGGAATTTTGCCGTACTCGGCTTGCAGCGCAGCAGCTACACTGCGCTCATACGCAATCCCTCGCGCCTTCACGCCCCGAGGGCGCCCAATTGGGATGCAAGATGGCCGCTCGCAGGGCGTTGCGAAGCGCAGGCCGACGACTCGGCGTTCTTCCTTGCTCACTTCATATTATCCCGCCGATAGTGTTCGATCCAGTCCTGCTTTACAATCTCAATCTTCCCAATAAAGTCGGAGAACTCCGTTACTCCGCTGCGTGAGTCGCTCCAGTGCCCGCTCGGTCCCTTCTTAATCATAAAGAGACCGATAATTTCGCCAGCTTCGGCCTCGGCAAGCGTGCGTCGCAACGTGGCGATAATGTCCTCGCGAATCTCGTCACGAATAGTAGGCTTCGGAACTAGCTGCGCAACGTCACTCACCCTTGGCCTCCCACTTGTCACACACGTCATCTGGCGAAATCGCCCCAGCCACCCAGGTACACGCCCGCAGCCGCGGCAGGAACATTGCGCAGTGCTCGCACGCGCGAGTCTTCCCACTCGCCTCTCGGTAGTCCACTTCGTCCTTCTCGAACTTGCTCTTCGCGGCGACCTTCTCCAAGTGTGCGAGCAACTTCGCATCGCCCTCGTAGGGATATAGGTCGAGATCTGGCGGCACTCGACGGATATCCTCATGCTCAATTGGCATGAAGTCTGGCTCTAGGCCCTTCTCGTACTTCTCCCAGTCGTAGCCGTCGCCAAGCACTGCGAATTGCTCCGCAGCAGTAGCTAGATGATGGGCAGGCTCATAGCTCTGCTCTGCTTCATGCACTAGCGCCGCCTCGACGCTCTCGTGCACTTCGATATACTTCGCCAGCGGGACGCCTTCGCTCTTCTCCGGCAGATGGCGGTCGAGGTACACATACGCGCCGTCGCGGGAGATTCCACCCAAGTATGGCACGTCGAATGTGTTGCAAAGCTTGCGCCACTTGCGCAGCCGCCGGCCGACGGCCGGATAGCGAATTAGTAGGGCACGTAAGCGCGCGAGCGAGCCCGGTGCGTCGTCGAATTTACTATCACCTGCGCTCACGCGATTATCCTGCCAGGCTCAAGTCCTGCGTATTCTGGCCACGATACTACTGCGTCTATACAAGCCTGCACACCAGGGACTGGTCGAATACTGTCAATAGTTTCTCTCGAAATAAACTTGTGAACCTGTTTAGCTGTAAGTGTAATAATACCAGATCGAGAGTCGTATTGATGCAATGGAAACTGAGCACGGTCTACTCGAATTAACATTTGGTCAGTATTGATTTGGTATACAGCCAGATACCGCGTGTAGTATGGGTCAAAGTTGCGAACTGGCATTAAACTACTCGTACGCACAATGGCTGGCGCAGCCAGGCTGCTAGCAAGACCAACTAGAAGACTTCTGCGAGCAATAAGCATCGTGTAACCTGACTGTCCGCTTCGCGGACGACTATGCTACGCAGCTTGCTCGCGTTCAATTGCCTTCTTTGCATCGAGCAGAGCCTTCTGGCGAATTGCTACGGCGAGTGCCTCGATACCCGCTCCGCGAATGCCTCGGTTACGCTGTGCGATATGGAATGCGCGAAGCTCGGCGCATTCGTCAATCATTCGATTAAGCTCTGCCATCTAGTATCTCGCGGCTAGGCCGTCATATTCGGCAGTGCGATCTTCGGAGCATTTGCTCGCACGCTGTCGCGTTTCGCTCGCTCGGCGCACATGCGGTCGATCCAGGCGAGGATAGTCTCAGCATTCGTAAGTAGCAAGTCGACACCACCGTTACCGAGTGGAATACCGTGTGTACTGCATAGCTGCGGAAGTCTGCTGGCGCACTCTAGTGCTAGCGAAACCGTGGCGCGGTCGGAGACGGCGGTCATTCGGCAGCCTCGCGAGCAGTGTTCTTCTCGTGCTCATACACGATCTTCTCATTCTCAATTCGTTTTAAGTACTCAGCATCGCTTTCAGTGTTCAAGATCATCTTCTTAACTTCGCTGCGAAATACAGCAAGTCGGTTAAGCGCCTTAATTTCCTCGTCGTATCGAGCCTGAGTCAGCTCAATCATCGTGTCACTTTGCAGATCGTAGGCCATAATAACTTTGCGCTTCGTTGTCACTTTGGCGGCTCCAGTTGTGGGGTGGCAGTTACGTCGATCAGCGGGGCTTCGTCAGCTTGCGGCGACACGAAGCTCACGTTTACCGTAACGCCGCCGCCAGAGGTGCCCTGCTGCCCTCGTGCCGCGCCCTTGCTAGGTGCCACCGACCTGTCGAAGGCCATGGCGGCGACCTCAAGCAGTTCGCGATTCTTGAAGTCCTCGGGGGAGTCTTCTAGCCGCTCCTGTAGCACCTCGACTGCCGTGGCGCCGACTACTGCGAGGCGTCCTGTGGCGTCGAGGAACTGCGCTTGCGCCTCAGCAGCATAGTGCGCGACTAGTTCGCGGAACGCTGGGTCTTGCGTTTGCAAGCGATATATCGTCGTAATCGCGTGGCCAGTTATGCTTGCGATCTCGGCTGGCTTCTTCCCACTTGCGACGAGGCGGGCGAGCAGGTGGTGGGAGTAACGGAGACGCTGGACGGACGACTTCGCCGCGCCCACGGGGACGTTGCGCAGAATGTCGATGTCCTCCGCCGTGAGGTCGCGGACGTAGGAGAAGACGAGCGGCTCGGCGCGCTCCCGGCGGCCCTCGGAGAGGGCTAGAAGGGCGATATCGTCGAGCAATTCGACTGAGGCGGTCATGCTGCTGCACTCGGCCACTGTTGGCCTTCGTAGTAGGCCAAGTCGAATGCTGCGTCTTGTCGTGCCATGATAGACTTCGCAACAGACTCAGCAAACTTGTCCTGCATAGGCTTAATGATACGAGCAGAGTACTCATCGAGTACTAACTCAGGTGGCAGTTCTAATGCTGTCCACTCAGGACGAACTTGCATCGAGCCAAACAGGACGTGTAAGCGAGTAATTGACTCGTCGGCTCCAACGTCGTACACAGCAATCTTGCGAAGTGAGATGCCATCGGAGATGGCCTTGACTGGCATAAGCGACGAGGCGCGAACGATAGCCGGGGCAGCGATGAAGAGCGCTCCTAGACCAGTTATAAAGCTGCGCCGGCTAGTCATGCGAAGCTCGCTGTCTGCCGAATTGTGAAGTCGCCAGGAAGTCGGATTCGAATAGTACTGCCAATTTTTACACCGGCTTTATTAAACTCGTCGTCGTATTGCGAAATAAACTTGTGTGAGTTCACAAATAGCTTAACTGCCTCGCGAGTGATCTCGTTAACTGACAGCAGGCTACCGGTAATTTGGTACGTTGCTGCTTCTTCAAACCATTCAGCCTCCGCGCCAAGCAGAGGATACATGAAAACTGGTTCTTCTTGGACTGTACTGAGCGCCTTAACTGGCATTAAGCTACTCGCACGCACGATAGCCGGGGCGGCGAACGCGAATGCGCCGAGGCCAGCGAGAAAGCCGCGGCGAGAGGGGATGAGTAGTTGGTCTGCCATGTGGCGTGTTCCGTGTAACCCGACCGCCCCCCTTGGGGGCGACTAGCAATGCGTACCCTAGAACTTCTTGAGGACTTGCATCTGCAAGATCGCCTGCTTGCCGAACGGACCCTCGCCGGTCGAGACTTGCACGATGAAGCCCTGCGAGACGGCCTCGTCGAGTATAGCGAGGATTGGCACATAAGCTTCGGCGATGCGAGACTTCAAGTCGGCGGCGATAGCAACGTCAGTTCGGACGGTGCGCAGGGGGCCATTCTCGCTGCGCGGAAAGTCTGCTACACCGTCAACTATTGCTCTATCCATTCCCCACAACACGCTGCTACGCATGTCCCTGCTGTATGACGAGGTTGTTGCACTGCTCAGCGATTGGCTGCGGCGTCGATGCGTCGCAGAGCGCGGCGTCTTCGAGCGTCTGGCAGATCGTGCTTGCGAGGCGAAGCCGGCCGCAGGCGAGGCAACGGCGACGAGGACGTTCGGCGAAAGGTCGCGAAGAAGTGGGAGGGGTTCAGCGGTGCTCATGCTCCGCTCATGCCTTTGCCCTGCAAGCCGGCGCGGCGGACAGCAGCGCCAAGCTCAGCTGCTGTTGGCCCCTCGCCCTCTTCGTGCGGTTGGTTCCAAGGCGGGTTTGTTCGACTACTACCAGCAGATAAACCAGCACTGCCAGCTTCGGGTGGCTTATTGAGCCGGTCTAGCTCGCGTTGGAGTTGCCAGATAACGTCTGGCCCACACACTGCGCTGCTGTGCGAGACCTGTGCGCGCAGCATTGCGCCGAGCAGGTCCATTGTCTCGACCTTGGCGCTGAGCAATTCGTTTCGGCGACGAAGATGTTCGATTTCGAACTTGGCGCTCAAGAGCGCGTCTTTAAGTGGGGTCATCTGAGATGGCTCGGACATGGGCGGTGCTCCGATTGGTGAAGTGCGCAGGGTAGCGTGCGAGGTGGCGGCCGTCAAGACAGCGCGGCGCGCGTGGCGCGCGATGTGGGGTGTAGCGAAGGTGGGCTGAGCGGCGCGGCCCCGGCGAGAAGCTCACTCGGAACTACCGTGCTGGGGCCAGCTCACATTAGGCTAAGTCTGTCGCCACAGCTGACGAGTAGCGCGCGACCTCACGAATAACCGCCGCTACGCGCTCATGGAAGCCGTTCTTCCAGTCTGAGACCCGCAAGGGCGATTCGCTCCACCCGCCCTGCGTAGCAAGCCATTTCTGCCACGCTGCTAGGGCGTCCTCTGGCGTCGTCGCGGTGCCAGTCAACACGCACTGCTCTGCATAGCACTCTGCTAGCCGTCCGTCGCAGCGATCGCGCTGTAGGCGAGCGGAGATATGTGATGCGAGCGAAATCATGCGGCTTCCCTATGGGCGTCCTCTGCGCCCTGCCCGGCTTCGCCGCCGAGCGCGTCGTAGCGCACGACGATGCGCTCCAGCGTGCCGCGAGGCGAGTAGGCGAATACCTCGTGGCCGCGAACGAATGCAACCGTCCGAGTCGTGCCGTGCGAGGTCACGACTCGTTGCCCAGGGGATACGTGGTAGATGTCTTCCATGTGAGTGCTCCGGTTTGGCGGTGTTATATCACGATCGAAGGCGAATGTCAACCCCGCGACTATGACATAACTGCGACCGCCGGGCCGGGTTGCGTTAGGCGGCAGACATTATGCCGCACTCTGGTGTGGTTTAGATGTCAGTAGTGTGAATTGTGGGCTCAATGATTTTTATCAGATATGAATGCCACTGCTGCCCCGCACAGCGACCATCCTTCCTTCTGGCCAGTACCCCCGGTCGGGCCGCCGGCCCGACTTCCCAGCGAGGGAAGGGCGCAGCCTGCGCCCTTCGCGCGCTCGCTACTCGCCCCAATAACCTGGCAGCCATACCATGATATACGAGGTAGTAAGCGGCATGTCTCTGCTATCCCAAATACGCTGGTAGTACATCACGAAGCCAGTGTAGGTGTCGCCTATGCAGCCTTGGAACCATTGCGCCATCGCCTTGCTCCCTCTGTTCCAACCCAACAAGACTACTATAGCACGCAGCGGGACGGTTGTCAAGGGTTATTCGTCTGCGTTGTCGCGACTTGTTGCGTTATGTCGGACGGCGTAGTCGGTCTCCTATGTTGTTTGAACCTACCGTGTGTCGCATGGGTGGGTCGGCTGGCCGTAGGCCACCAATGTAATTACACACGTGGGCCGTAGGGCGCATCCTGCCTCGCACTGCTTATGGGCCACGAGGTGGGACCCCTTGCCTCAGATTGTGGCTTTTCTGTGTCTTTCTGATGATATTTTTTTTATAGACAGACTCAGACACACGAGCACGCCACGTGGCCTACACGAACACGGGCCACGCGACAGAGGCACGGTAGGTCGAAACAACAACGGTGTCCGACTACGCGGGCAGACGTAACGCAACAATCAGGCACAACCGTGCCCGACTATCGCATTCGCTTCCACAATCGCACGCTACGCGAAACTATTTCACGCTAACGACCTTGCCGTCCTTCACAACCGCTTTCGCGTACCAGCTATGTGCTGCCGGACAGTGCGGGCCTTCGAGGTATATTGTGCCGTCCTTCGGCTCATTGCCACCAAACGGGCCAGGCTGATGGTACGTCACCGCGCGACCTGCGCGCTCGCCATCTATTCCCTTCAATGTGTTGTAGGCTTCGACGGCAGCCTTGAGTTCCTTCTTTGTCTTAAAGTTGCGGTCTGTATACATCGCTATCTCCCCTTGTTTCGATGGCACAACATAGCACAACTAACTCGTTGTGTCAACCCCTATTCGTCGCCTTCGACTCCATCGGGTTGAAAGCCCGCGTACCGATCGCTCAGCCTCGCCCACGGATGGCATGCCGCAACAGCGCACACAGACCCGAAGTGCACTACCTCGCCACTATCCACGTGCTCGAGCACAACCGTATGTGACAACTCTGTGTTGCCACAACAATCGCAACAGAGCACCTCGTCGCTCGTGCCGAGCCGAATGAATAATGGTTGCATCATGCGCTCCTGATCGTTGCCGTTGGCTCGTCGAGCCACTAAATTGCCACGCTGTCCCGCACGTCGTCGTGCGACATTGGTAGAGATATTCTTGCATCGTTATCTCCCATTTGTTATCGCGAGTATAGCGCACAAACGCGTGTTTGTCAACCCATAATCTGCACAAAATTTGTGCAACCGCGCGCACAATCGCCCATTGACAACGCCGCACACATGTGCTATGCTGGTCGTTCAACCAATGGAGTTGCCATGCACGTATACCCTGGCGACGTTATCGAACATAACGGCCGGCGCGCACGAGTCATGTGTGTTGTTGGCACGCGCGTCACCGTCGAGTGGTGTAACGGCCGTATTCAATCCGGCCCAATGCGCGCCCTTTGGATGGTCACGCTGGTCGCGTGCGGCGTGCACCTATGACGCGCGTGGTCATTACGGACGATGCCATGCGCGCGATCCGCGCCGCCGCAACGCACGGGTTCGCACAAACGGGCGTGCGTTGCGCGGGCGGGTGGCGCGTGCCGTTCCACCCCGACACATTAGAACGCATCCACGACCACGCCATGCCCGGCGAAACCGTATCGGACGTAATCGTCCGAGTCTGTTCCATCGCGGCATCGGCCGGGCGGCGCCAGTAACATTTCGTGATAATTGTTTCACCCTTTCGAGCTTGCCTTTCCTCCGAACTTGAGTTATAACAATGCCATTGGTTAGGGGACGCGCACCGCGAAACCGCCAAAACCAAACGGAGCGAATTATGTCTGAGGATAGCAATCTCACTTACGCCACTTGGACGGTCAATGCGAACGATCTGCCCGCGGCAGCGGTCAAGTACCTCCTGCAGAACGGCTTTTCGCAATCCATGACTGACGCGGCGGCCTTCACCAAGGCGCAGAAGGAAGGGAAGAGCGAAGCCGAAGTCGCCGCCATGGCGACCGAGGCGCGGCAGAAGCGTTTCGACGCAATACTCGCCGGCTCCGTCGGAACTCGCGTCGGCGGCCCGAGGCTCAGCCCCGTGGATCGCGCCAAGAACGACATCGTCGACGAGCGCCTCGCCGCGATTTGCAAAGCCCGCAACGTCGCCATGCCCAAGGGCGACGTGTTGAAGTCCGCCAAGGCCAAGATCATGGCGAAATTCGCGAGCGAGATTACTCGCGAAGCCGAAGCCCGCGTTGCCAAGACCGCTGCCGAAGTCGCGGCCATGGGCGATATCTTCGGCGAGGACGAGCCTGCGGCGCAAGCGGCCGAGTAGCGCAAGGTATAGAAGGGCGCGTGTTAGATCGCCTGGCCGGCAGGAAGGTTCAGTCCTGCCGGTCACTCACTGAGCCTCCCTACTGCGTGGCGCGCAAATGCGCCACGGCTCTTTCGCGCCTTCGGCGCGAGCAACGCGAGGCAAAGCAATGAAATTGCACGCCAAGCCAAACCCTCTGCCGTGCCGCTTCTGCGGCTCGTTGCCGCATTTGCGCTCGCGCGACGTTCACTTCCGTCCCTCGGACGATTACCTATTCACCGAAATTGAGATTGAGTGCTCAAACCCAGATTGCTCCAAGGAACATCGTCACTTTTCTGCTCGAGCGACTCGTCGCGAGGCTCTCCTCGCCTGGAATAAACGAAACAGAGGAGCGCAAAGCGCATGCCCATTAAGCAATCCCGCATGATCGCCCTAGTCCGCGCAGCGGACAGCGCACTCGCAAAGCTGCAGTCCCTCCGCGAGCAATGTCTCGGCGCGCTCGCCTCGCCCGACCGCGACGAGTCGCTCGCCCGCATCGCAGAGCTCCTAATGTCCACTGCGTATGCACCCGAGCCCAGCGCAATCGAAACTATCGTCGCCGAGCGCGTTCACTTCCGCCTTCGCGAGCACTCTAACAATCGCAACGCTGCGCGTTTGCGGCGCATAAGGGGCGCCGCAAAGCCCGACGACGCAGCTGTGTTTGAACAAGACACGCGGCTACAGGCCACGCTCAGCGATATTGACGAGGCACTTGATGGCGATATAGAAGTGCCGGAGGCATGCGGTCCGCCGTTATGACGCATAACGAAAATTATGGGCCACGCGACCGCACAAAAGGCATTGACATCCGACCCACGTTATGCTATAACCCACCACATGAACGACGCACAACGCACTAACGCCAGCCTATCTACGGACCCACGCTCCATGTCCCCATCGTCTCAACACAGTCCCGCGCACGCGCGGCGCACCAGGGCGAACAGAGGCGACATTGGAACGCACGGGCCAACGGCGGGACGCAATCCGGCCGCGATAGGTTGGCGTTAGTGCGCACTTTGCGAGTGGCGCGCGTATCGAATAGCGCCCCTCGCCGACCCCGGCCGGATTAACGCCCCTTGGTCCGGCCGGGGCTTCGCCTTCGCAAGGGGTCACAAGGGGAACTACTGCCATGACGCCGCAGGAACGCGAAGCACTCGTCGCTCGTATTCGCAAGCTTTCTCGCTTCACAACCGCCTCCGGTTGCACCGAGCACGAAGCAAACGCGGCGCTCGCAAAGGTTCGCGAGTTAATCGCCGCGCACAACGTAACGCAGAGCGAACTCGAAGTTCGCTTCGAAGCCGCGCGGTGCGTCACAGACGACTTCACCGAGTTGAATAGCACAATAGGCGATTGGGCGCAATGCGCGGTGGAGATCGCTGCGCTGTACGGCACCCGCGCATGGTGCAGTCGCGGCAACGAGGACGCTCTCGGCCTCGGCTTCACCTGCGCGGTAACCAAGGTCAAGTTCTTCGGCTTAATGGCCGACGTAGCCGCGAGTGTCGCCACTGCGGGCATCGTCTGCAGCGCCGTGAGCCACGAGGCGGCGCGCTACAGCGGCGGCGGACGAAACGGCCGTGCGTCATTCCGCGCCGGCATGATCGCGCGCCTTCGCCAGCGCCTTCGCGACATGAAGGGCGAAGAGCGCAAGGTCGCCGCCAGCGGAACAGCGCTAATTGTTTTAAAGGACCAGCTCGTGACGGAAGAGTACGCGAAGCTCAACCTGCGCCTTCGCACGCGCTACGCAGGGCGCCCAACGGCGCACAACAGCGCCGCGTACGCCGCAGGCGGCGCCGCCGGTTCGCGAGTCGACCTCGGCGGCGGCAAGATCACAGCGCAGCGCTCAATCGCATCGGGGAGGTAAGCAGATGACAAAGCCAAGTGACTATTGTACTCGCTGCAAGAAACAACCCGTCGAAGTTATTGACGATTGGGTCTCGCAATATTGTGATGCCTGTAATGACAGGCTCGCCGAGAAATATCGTGAGCAGCAAGAATATCTGTACTATCATACAGATATTTTCAAGGGACAGAAAGATGGCTGAGACCTTCCCCATTCCCCGTTACGCCGCATCCATCTGGCTTGCCGGCGAGAACCTAATGCTCGGCCTACCGCCCTCGGACGGCTTCGAACGAGGCCACACGGTAGTCATCCCGCTCGCAAAGTGCGCCACTTCTCGGCCTATCGGCGAATGGGAGCACGACCACAACACAGTCGACCTATCACGCTACGCCGCGACGGTGGGGTTCACCACGCTGCTGAGCGTACTCGCCGAGCGCGAGCGAGCAGGGCGCATTTCGCCCCGCTTAGGCGAGCGCAGCGAACCAACGCAGTATAACATCGACGCGATACTTCGCCGCATTACGAAGTACGCGCCAAACGGGCGCGTAGCAGCGACAAGCCTAGCGGATCTCGGCCTAGACGACGAGCCGGTAAACCACGAATTTCCATAGGAGCGACCACTGCCATGAGCAAGACCTACGACGTTTGGCTTCGCGTACCTACGCTAAAGCTCGCCACGATCATCGAAGTCATCGACGGTGAGGGCGAGCTTCTAAGCGTCGCAGCGACGCCCGACGAGGCGCCAATAAAGCCGAAACGCGCCATTGTGCGCAAACGCGCCGCGAATGGCCTGCGCGCAGTCGACCTCGTGCTCGAAGTCGCGAAGGGCGGCAAGGACGTCAGCTACGACGAGCTGAAGAGCGAATTTATCTCGCGTGGCTTCGCTGCGAACTCGGCTTCGCCGGCCCTCAGCATTTTGAAGAAGTCCGGCGCAATCGTGCAGGTTCGCCCCAGCGTCTACAAGATCGCGCCAAAGCCGCGCGCAGCGCAATGAGCAGCCCCTCGCCGAAGGCCGCCGCCGCCATGCTCGATCGTAGCAAGCGCATCTTCGCCACATTCGACGACGAGCAGCTAACATGCGAGGAAATCGGCTTCACGCTGCTATTCACTCTCGCCTTTCATAGCGTCCTATCACGCAACAAGTCGCAAACGCTACTTGAGCACTTCGACGGAATGCGAAACATCTACGAGCGCATGTTCAAGCTAGTGCAGAGCACCGGCGTCGAACGGGACTTCGACAGTTACAAAGCAAAGGAGCGCACATGACTTCGCCAGACCTCACAGGGCTCGCAAATCGCGCCCTCGTCGTACTCAGCGCCCTTGCGAGCGCACTCGAAGACGACATCCAAGACCTGGAGACGGAGCAGGAAGACTCGCAGGAAGCCGCGGATGAGTGGGATGAGGAGAGCGGCGAGCCCGAGCCAGACGTGGTAGACCACTCCGCGCAAATCGACGTGCTAGAGACTGCGCTCGCCGAGACCAAGGCTGCGCAAGATGCAATCGAGGGGCTCAGCTTCACAGCGGAGAAGAGTGAATGAGCAAAGTCACACTCGCCGCTAGCCTCGCCCTTTGTGTTGCTGCCTGCTCCAACGATGCACAAGTCGCATCATATAACCTATCGCAGGCCGCAGACAACTTCAAGATAAATCGCCGAATAGTCTTCTACAACGGCATAACTGGCGACTACATGCTAGTTATCGAGGGCCTTTGCTCGCAAGAGCCCAAGGAGCGTAAACTTGAAGTCACCTGCAAGGTAGGAGAGGGCGAGTACAAGAAACACTTCCTCGGCCTGAGCGACAACGTGACGTACTTCTCCGAGCAAATGGACGCAGCAAAGGTCGGCGTGTACTTCTATCGCGTTACGTTCAAGCCAACTACTATTGTACCAAACGTGGAGCTTCGATAATGAGCAAAGTCACCGCACCCCTAGTGGGTATGCACTTCCGTCCGCCAGCGAAGGCTATTCTCTCTGTGTTGCCCAGCAACTGCCCACTTTATGTAGTGCCTGAGCCTGACAATCCATACGACGCAAATGCGCTGCAAGTGTTCGTCCGCAGCGCGGACATACCCGAGTCGCAGCATTCGGAGCTCAGCGAACTCGGCAACGCCAGCGCGCTATTCGGCACATCGCTCGCCGAGATACTCGCGCAAGAGCGCTGGCACCTCGGCTACGTGAAGGCGACGGAAGCGGTGCATATCGCGCCACGCATCGCGCAAGCATTCGAGCTACAAACCTATATCGAATTTATGCCAGCCACCCTCGCCTTCGACTCTGCCGGCAAGCCACTAGTCGCAATGGAGTTGCCAGCTTAGGCCGGCAAAACGAAAGGAAGGCAACCATGAATGCAAGTAACGGCGCTGCCAGCGGCGCATCCCTCGCCACCATCACAACTCGCGCAGTTGACCAGATTGGCGACAGCGCGGCGAGTGAGCTAGAGCGCCTCGCCGACGGCATAGAGGCAGAAGCGCAGGAGAAAGCCGCTAACCTCCTTCGCTTCGCAAAGGAAAACGCCGACGTGCTGCGGCGCTTCGCCGCGAGCTGGCGCACGCAGACCCGCGCAGCAGCGGAGGACATGACGCGCTTCTGCGCAAAGAGTACGGATATTTTCACTAGCATTGAAGCGCTCGAAGCACGCGTTGCGCAGAGCCACACTGCGAACGTCGAAGTTGCGAAGAGCCTCGCAACGCCACTCGACACCAGCACGGCGGTAATCTGTGGGAGCCACGATAATGAGCATCGTTAACGGCATCCTACTCGCCATGGCCTTATGGGCGCTCCTATGCGCTGTCGTACTCGTGTGGTTTGGCAAGGCCAGGCTGGACTAAGGGCGCGAGCATCCACCATGGGTATGTATACTGAGATATTCGTTTCAACTAGAGTCATGACTGGCTCGCCAGCTGTGCCTGTCCTCTCCTATATGTGCGAGAAAGGCGACTTGCCAAACGAGTTACCAAACCATGCGTTCTTTTACTCAGCCAGATGGAAGTGGTTATTGCGAAGTAGTAGCTATTACTTTGTCCCTCGATCTATTCAACTGTTCGAATACGACAAAATAGGCAATTATTGGGTGCTCATTGCCTTGAGCAGCCTTAAGAACTACAACGGTGAGGTCGAAAAGTTCTTCGACTGGCTCGATCCGCTTCTCGATCTCGTTAACGGCGAAATGATCGGCTATTCTCGATACGAAGAAGATAATTCGCCAATAATCTGGTACAAAGGCGCGAGTAGTATCACGAAGTTGTGAATGGCGCACATACGCGCGCATATTGACAATGTGTGCCGCACGTCGTATAATGCGCGCAACGAAAGGGGCGCAGCAGCTATGCAATTCACTCCCACCGCCGAGCAGCAGGCCATTATCTCCGCCGCGAAGGACTCGCAGGCTTCACTCATGGTCAATGCGTTCGCCGGTTGCGCTAAGACGAGCACCCTTGAGCTAGTCGCCCGGGCGCTTCCTGCGGAGTTACCAATCCTCTACATCGTCTTCAACGTTAAGAACAAGAAAGAAGCCGAGTCGCGCTTCCCACCCAACGTGGTCGTTAAGACCATAAATGGCCTCGGCCATGGCGCCTGGGGCAGGGCGATCGGGAAGCGCCTAGTGCTAGACGATCGCAAACTCGGGAAGCTCGTCACGGCCTGCGCGAAGGAGCGCGGCTTCGCCGCAAGTACGGAACAGTGGGCGAACATTCGCGAGCTAACGACTAAGGCCATGCAAGTCGGCCTAGTACCGAGTGGCTTCAGCGCGAAGGGGCTAGTCGAGGACTCAGCAGAAGTCTGGAGCGATCTTGCCAGCGAAGTCGGCGCGTATGACAACGTCGAGGTGCTCGTGAGCCTCGCCCGGGAAGTGCTAGGCGAGTCCATCAAGCAAAGCTTCGCCGGGGTCATCTCCTTCGATGACCAGATCTACATGAGCGTTCTCTTCCACGGCGTCTTTCCGCGCTTCTCGCTCGTTCTCGTTGATGAGGCGCAAGACCAATCCGAACTAAACATCAGAATGATCTCGCGCTGCGCAGCAGACAGACTCATTGTGGTGGGAGATACTAAGCAGGCGTGCTACTTGTGGCGTGGCGCCGCAGGCGACGCAATGGAGCGCCTTCGCAAGCTGCGCGCGGAGTGGATCGACTTGCCACTCGCCACGACATTCCGCTGTCCCAAGGTCGTAGTTGAGCGCAACAGGGCGCACGCGCCGGGCTTCGCAGCATTCGAAGCCAACAGACAGGGCGAACACATTCGCTTTCCAAAACCGCCGAATGAGTATCCTCACGATGAGCAACCGTGCTGGACATGGCCCGATGTGCCGCAGAACGGCACCGTCGCTGTCGTCTGCCGCAACAACGCCCCGGCGCTCAGCCTCGCCTTCAAGCTCCTCGCACAGGGCGTCGCAGTAGTGATGCTCGGCCGCGACATCGGGAAGGGCCTCGTGGGGCTCAGCAAGAAGCTATTGCCGCTCGACGACATCCCACGCGAGCATTGCGTCACGCTAATCGAAGATTGGCGGAACAAGGAAGCCGCACTCGCGGCTGTGAATGGCCAGGACAAGAAGCTAGAGGGCATAAACGACCGGGCAGACTGCCTACTCGCAGTACTTGGCAACGCGAAGAATAGCGGCGAGCTAAGGGCGAAGCTCGAGGCCCTATTCGCACGCGAGAACGGCAAGGTGACGCTCTCTAGCATCCATCGAGCGAAAGGCCTCGAGTGGGACACCGTTGTGCTGCTCGACCCGTGGCGCATACCTAGTAAGTACGCAAAGCGCGACCCGCTGCAGTTGCAGCAAGAGTTTAACCTGCGGTATATCGCTGAGACCCGTAGCAAGCACACATTGATCGAAGCAAACCTTGAAGATTTCTCGTCCTAATCAACCCAGGTTCCACTGAGGAACAGGAGAACGCACATGCAACAAGTATACTTTACCAACCCAGGTGAGATCGACCCTCGCACCATAACGACTATGGGCGTCAACGTAAAGCCAGGTGACTCGCCTATCGGCTACTTCGGCACTGGGCTGAAGTACGCCATCGCCGTCCTGCTGCGCAACGAGCAGGAAGTCGAAGTCTACAGTGGCACCACGAAGTACTCCTTCTCCGCCGCTCCGCAGGAAATCCGTGGCAAATGGTTCAACATCGTCGCAATGTCACGCGACGGAGCGGAGCCGCGATCTCTTGGTTTCACAATGGACCTCGGTAGGAACTGGACGGTTGAGAACGCATATAGGGAGCTTCATAGCAACTCGCTAGACGAATGCGGCGAACCGGGGCGCGAGGGTGCGGCAGAGCCGCGTGCAGGGCACACTACCATCGTCGTCCGCGGTGGCGCGTTCGCCAAGGCGCACCGCGACCGCTGGCAGTTCCTGCTGGACCCCGCAAGGGCGAAGCTGGCGAGCAATGGCGCGGTGGAGGTGTACGCTGGCAGCGCAAAGCACGTCTTTTACAAAGGTATCGCGGCCTACGCACTTGATAAGCCATCTGCGTACCTCTACAACATCACCGCGACAATGAGGCTAACGGAAGATCGCACGCTGGACGACGCCTGGACCGTCCGGCACCTTATCAGCCACGCACTCGTCTCCGCTGCGCACAGCAGCATTCTCGAAGCTGTCTTCACCAACGCCGAGGCGTTCGAAGCCAACCTCGACTACTACCTGGCTTCGCCCAGCGAAGTGGCGCTGGACTGCATCGAGCGCATTATGAGATCGGAAG